TATACCCCCCGCCGCTGGCACCCGCAGATTTTTTACTGCAAAAAAAAGGACTTAGCTTGAAAAGGAAGCCTGCAGCGCCTGCCTGGCCGGCCGACAAGGTCGAGCGCTGGCCGCTCGATCGGCTTGTTCCCTATGCACGCAATGCGCGAACGCACAGCGATGAGCAGGTTGATCAGGTGGCGGCGTCGATCCGGGAGTGGGGGTGGACGACCCCGGTTCTGGTGGACGAGGGTGGCGGGATACTTGCCGGTCACTGCCGGGTGCTGGCGGCAAAGAAGCTCGGTCTGACCGAGGTGCCGGTGATGATAGCAGCCGGTTGGACCGAGGCGCAGAAGCGAGCCTACATCCTCGCCGACAATCAGCTGACGCTGAACGCGGGATGGAACCCGGAGCTGTTGCGGCTTGAGATCGGCGAGTTGAAGGGGCTGGACTTCGACATCGGGCTGATCGGGTTCGACGAGGCGCAACTGGCCGCGCTGTCGGCCAACCCGGGGCTGACCGATCCGGATGAGGTGCCCGAGCCGCCGGCGGTGCCGGTGTCGGTGGCCGGGAATCTGTGGTTGCTCGGCCGGCATCGGTTGGTGTGCGGTGATGCGACCAGCGCTAATGACGTGGCCAAGGTTCTCGGCGATGTGCGGCCGCACCTGATGGTGACCGATCCGCCGTATGGCTGCCACGCGATCGAGATCGACCCGGCCTACGTCGATGTCGCGATCCTGCGCTGGCAGAACTTCACCGGCGAGCGGGCGACGCTTGACGGGCGCGCGTTTGACGAAATAGCCGCCGAGCGGCGCCAGGAGGCAGCATGACGAAGATGGGCCGCAAGCCGCACGAGCCGACCGAGAAGGATCGCCGGTCGGTGGAAGCGATGTCGGGTCATGGCGTGCCCGAATTGGAGATCGCCCGCGTGATCGGCATCTCGCACCCGACGTTGCGCAAATGGTACCTGGATGAATTGCAGACCGGGCACATCAAGGCGAACTCGATGGTGGCGCAAAGCCTGTACAAAAAGGCGATGGGCAACGGGCAAGGCGCAGTGACGGCCTGCATCTTCTGGCTCAAGTGCCGCGCCGGCTGGGTCGAGCCGAGGCTGTGGGACGAGCCGTCGCTCGGCCGCAAGGAGCAGCTGCAGCAGGCTGCGGCGACGGCTGGCGGGGCGCATACCGACTGGGCGAACGACCTCGAGATCGATAGCCGGGCTAATTGATTAAAACGGCGGTCTCAGTAGCAAACCGTGCGGGATGTGTTGCCGTCCCATTGGGAATAACACACCGACTTTGGCGCGGGCTTGTCAGGCCCAAGGTGCTGGTTCGGGGTGTCGTGCTCCAGCGGGGTCAAGCCCGGATAGCGGCGGAGCTTGGGATCTGCGCGGAGTTGCACTGCCGTTGGGGGCTGCGGGCCGTAAGGGATGAACAGGTCGCCGTGCTGTGCGGCGTTCTCGCGGGGAGTTTCGGCGGTTGCCGACGATACGGCCGACAGTACGACGACTGCGGCCAAGGCAAGGGTTTTCATGGGCGGAAGTTCTCCAGTTGCGTGATAGCGGCCTCAACGAGACCGTTATGGAAACTAACGAAACCGGAATGATCCGGCCATATATCTTTCGGCCAGGGAGTTGCTGCTTTGCGCCAATTATTTGATTTTCCTGGCCAAAGATGCTGACGCAGGCGTGGGATACGAGCTGCCGGGACTGGGAAGATCGGATTTTGTCCGGCCGCTCACTGGTGCCGGAGCTGCCGCTGTTCAAGGCCGAGGCGGCGAAGGCGCTGCGGTGTTTCAAGCGGCTGCGGCTGCCGGATGTCATCGGCACGCCGAAGCTGGGCGAGGTCTGCGGGCCGTGGTTTTATCCGATCGTGGCGGCGCTGTTCGGTAGTTACGATCCGGAGACCAACATCCGGCATATCTCGGAAGTCTTTCAGCTCATCCCGAAAGGTAACAGCAAGTCGAGCAACGGCGGCGCTGTGATGGTCACGGCGATGATCGTCAACCGCCGGCCAGAGGCCGAGTTCTTGTTCATTGCGCCAACGATGGAAATTGCGGCGATCGCCTACAAGCAAGCGAAGGGCACGATCCGGCTCGATAGCGAGCTGAGCAAAATCTTTCAGGTGCAGGATCACCTTCGCAAGATCACGCATCGGCAGACAGGCGCCACGTTGCAGATCAAGGCGGCGGACACGGATGTGATCACCGGCTCAAAAGCAACCGGCACGATGATCGACGAGACTCACGTCTTTGCGAAGAAGAACAACGCTGCCGAGATCTTCGTCGAGCTGCGCGGCGCGCTGACGAAGCGAACGGACGGGTTCTTGTTCCAGACGACGACGCAAAGCAAGCAGGCGCCGAGCGGCGTGTTTGCGTCCGAGCTCGCGCTGGCGCGCGCGGTGCGCGACGGCAAGATGGCTATGCCGATGCTGCCAGTGCTGTACGAGCTGCCCGATCGGCTGGCGAAGGACGGCGGCTGGAAGGACCGGCGCTACTGGCCGTTGATCAATCCAAATCTCGGGCGATCGACCAACGAGGACTTTCTGGCGCGCGAGGTGATGCGCGCCGAGGCGGACGGGCCCGCGGCGGTCGCGTTGATCGCGAGCCAGCATTTCAACGTGCAGATCGGCATGTCGCTGCGCGCCGATGGCTGGGCCGGCGCGAACTATTGGGGCCGTGGCGTCGAGGATGGGCTGACCTTGGATGCAGTGCTCGATCGCTCGGAAGCGGTCGTGGTTGGCATCGACGGCGGCGGGCTTGATGATTTGCTCGGCATTGCGGTGCTCGGGCGCGAGAAGGAAAGCAAGACGCATCTCGCCTGGACGCACGCGCTGATCTCGCCGGAGGGGCTCGAGCGGCGCAAAGCGAATACCGGTTTTTACGAAAAGTTTCAGGCGGACGGCGACCTGACCGTGGTCGAGGAATTGCCGGATGACATCAGCTACGTGACCGATATCGTCGAGAAGGCGAAGGACAGCAAGAAGCTCTGCGGGGTTGGCGTGGACGCGATCGGCATCGGCGGCATCGTCGACGCGCTGGCGAAGATCGGTGTCACGCAAGAGGACAAGATGCTGGTCGGCGTGCGCCAGGGCATTTCGCTGATGGGTGCGATCAAGACCGTCGAGCGCAAGCTGGTGGACGGCAGCTTCAAGCACGGCGGCCAGGCGCTGATGACGTGGTGCGCCGGCAACGCGCGCATCGTGCCGACGCCGACGGGGATGCGGGTTGCGCGTGACGATTCCGGCTATGGGAAAATTGACCCGCTGATGGCGCTGTTCAATGCCTCGGCCTTGCTCGCGCTCAATCCGAACCCGCAGCCTCGTTATCAGTTGTTTTTTGCGTAGGAAGGCGGGGGTTGTTCGCCCCCGCCGGGTTGAGTTCAGTTCGCCCCGACGTTTTGCTCGATCCAGTGAGCGGCGCGCAGGGCTCGCGACCCGGCTTCCAGCCCGCGGTCGTAGGCTTGGGCGTCGACGTTCCGGTAACCCTTGTCGCCAAACCTGCCTGCGAGGTAATCGGCGAAGCCTTCGTCAAACTTTGCCATGGTGTGGTACGGCGCATATTCGGCCCAGATTGCTTCGAGATTTACGTAGGAGGGAAGGCCGGCTTCGTTGACTGCGATGTGCTTGAGGTTGGTCATGTCTGTGTCCCTTTGTTTCGATGAAGTTAAAATATAGTATTCATAGAACAGTGCAAGTAGAAAACGCGAACACTATAGGTTATTTCTTGGACAATACATGCGGCAATACTATTTGGTCCTGATCCTCTGGGTGGTCATCGCCGCCGGCGCCATCGTCGTCGCTCTGCTGATCTGAGGAAATACCGCCATGCTTAACCGTGCTTACAGCCTGCTCTCGATAAAGCAGGTCGACGAGGACGCGCGTGTCATCACCGGCATGGCCACGACGCCGACTCCGGACCGCATCGACGACGTGATCGAGCCCGAGGGCGCACAGTTCAAACTGCCGTTGCCGCTGCTATGGCAGCACGACTCCAAGCAGCCGATCGGCCACGTCACGAAGGCAAAGGTCAGCAAGGCCGGCATCGAGATTGTCGCCAACATCGCGCGCATCGCCGAGCCAGGACGGCTCAAGGATCGTCTCGACGAAGCATGGCAGTCGATCAAAGCTAAGCTGGTGCAGGGCCTCTCGATCGGGTTTCAGCCGATCGAGACCGCATTCATCGACAAGACCAACGGGATGCGCTTCATCAAATGGGATTTCTTGGAGCTTTCGGCCGTGACAATCCCGGCGAACAGCGAGGCCACCATCGCGACCATCAAATCGATCGACATCGCGCAGCGGGCCGCGCCCGGCCAGAAAGCGCTGCATCGTGTCGTTCATCTCAACCCACCCGGCGCCTCGGGATCATCGAAACGGTCAGCCCAGGAGGGCGCTACGATGAAGACAATTACAGAACAGCTCACTGCTCTTGAGGCCAAGCGAGCAGCCAGCGCTGCGCGCATGGAAGCCATCATGCAAAAGACGCTTGATGAGGAGCGTACGACCAACGCGGAGGAGCAGGACGAATTCGACAAGCTATCAGGCGATCTCGAGGCCATCGACAAGGATCTGGTCCGGCTGCGCGCGGTCGAGAAGGCCAAGGCGTTTGCCGCCAAGCCAATCGCGAAGGCCGAGACTGCGGCCGAAGGCGCTGCGCTGCGTGGTGGCATTGTCGTTCGGACCCAGCCGGCTTTGCCGCCCGGCATCGAGGCCACACGCATCTGGAAATGCCAGATGAATTCGCTTCTCTCGATGTCGCGCCAGTTCTTCAGCCCTGTTGAAATGGCGGCCCGGATGTATGGTCCGGATTCAACCGTATACGAAACCTTGACAAAGGCTAACGTGCCGGCGGCAGCGACTGTCAGCGGTAACTGGGCTGCCAACCTGGTCGGTGCGGAGACCAGCGCGCTGGCCGACTTCGTCGCATACCTTCGCCCGATGACGATCCTGGGAAGATTCGGAAATGGTGGCGTCCCAGCGCTGCGAATGGTGCCATTCCGTACGCCGTTGATCACTCAAACCGGTGGCGGTGCTGGCTATTGGGTGGGGCAGGGGAAGGCCAAGCCGTTAACCTCGTTTGCGTTCACGCGCACGACGCTGGGGCCGTTAAAGGTCGCAAACATCTGCGCCGTAACGGACGAGTGCATCAGAGACAGCAGCCCGAAGGCTGACATGATCATTCGTGACAGTTTGGCCGAGGCGCTGCGCGAGCGACTCGATCTCGACTTCATCACACCGACCAAGGCGGCGGTGGCGGGAGTGTCGCCAGCCTCGATCACCAATGGCGCCGCATCGATCGTCTCATCCGGCGATGATGCCGACGACATCCGCCTCGATATTCGTTCGCTCTATGCCAAATTTAGCGCAGCCAATAACCCGGTATCGAGCGGCGTTTGGATCATGCAGTCTAACAACGCTGTTGCTCTGGCGATGATGACCAATCCGCTGGGGCAGCTTGAATTCCCAACGATGAACATGACCGGCGGAACGCTCAACGGCATGCCGGTGATCGCCAGCGATTATGTCCCCGCCGGTATCGTCGCTCTGGTCAACGCTTCGGATGTCTACCTGGCGGACGACGGCGACATCACCGTCGACATGAGCCGCGAGGCCTCGCTGGAAATGTCGGATGCGCCCGCACACGATTCGATCACGCCGACCGGCTCGTCAACGCTCGTCTCGATGTTCCAGACCAACACGGTTGCGATTCGAGCGGAGCGCACGATCAACTGGATGCGCCGGCGGACGCAGTCGGTGGCGTATCTGACGAGTGCCGATTGGGGCGGCCCGGTTCACACCGCGTAACGGGTCGGGCCATCCAAGAAGCTTGCCCTCGTTCTCCGGAGAGTTTGAATGCAAAAGAAGATCAGCAGGCTGATTGCCATCAAGCCTCATAGGTATGGCACACGGCATCTGACCGCCGGAGACGAATACGAGGCGCCAGCGCGGCATGCGCTCGCGCTGCTCGCCAGCAAGAAAGCCCGCTTTGCGGCGGCGACTTCGCGTCCTCCCAAGAACCCGCCGCCGCAACCGGTGCCGGTTCGGGCCCCTCCCGAGCCGGCAGCCGTCCCCGAGCCGACGCTCGTTGCCTCTGTCGAGCGCAATGAGAGCCTGCGCGCGGAAGCCGAGCAGCTCGGCATCGAGGTCGACGGCCGCTGGGGCACGATCCGGCTGCAGGACGAAATCAGGAAGGCGCGCGGCTGATGCGCATCTTCGGCTTGCCGGTCCCGTTCACCGGCGAGAAGCAGAAGGCGCTGGCCTCGGTCTCGGCATACAGCGGCGGCTGGTATCCGATCATCCGCGAGCCATACGCCGGCGCCTGGCAACGCAACGTCACGATCAACACTGACACGGCGGCCAGCTTCCACGCCGACTTCGCCTGCAAGACGCTGATCGCGCGCGACATCGCAAAACTGCGCGTCAAGCTCGCCGAGAAGGACAGCGATGATATTTGGAGCGAAACGACCAACCCTGCATTTAGTCCGGTGCTTAGGCGCCCTAATGACTATCAAACGCGCAATCAATTCTGGGAATGCTGGCTGCTCTCGAAACTCAGCCGCGGCAATACCTACGTCCTCAAGGAGCGCGATAACCGTCAGGTCGTCGTTGCCCTGCACGTGCTCGATCCGACCAGGGTGCAGCCGCTCATCGCTGACGACGAGAGCGTGTTCTACCGGCTGAGCACCGACAACCTCGCCGGCATCGATACGGATATCATCGTGCCGGCGCGCGAGATCATCCACGACCGAATGAATTGCCTATTCCATCCGCTGGTCGGCACGCCGCCGGTCTTCGCCAGCGGGCTTGCTTCGATGCTCGGCCTCAACGCGCAGAACGCCTCGGCACTGTTGTTCGAAAACAGCTCGACGCCCGGCGGCATCATCACCGCGCCTGGGAACATCGACGCGATTGATCAGGATCGGTTCAAGACCGAATGGGAGCAGCGGTTCATGCGCGGCAATCGTGGCCGCGTCGCGATCTTGGGTGGTGGGTTGAAATACGAACGAGTTTCGATGACCAACGTCGAAGGGCAGTTGATCGAGTCGCTGAAATGGTCGGCCGAGGTCGTGTGCAGTGTTTATCATGTTCCGCCGTACAAGGTCGGTGTCGGTGCATTGCCATCGTACAACAACGTTCAGGCGCTCAACGTCGAATATTATTCGCAGGCGCTGCAAAGCCACATCGAGGAGATCGAGGAGCTGCTCGACTACGGGCTCGGCCTCGACGGGACAAGCTTCGGGACCGAGTTCGACACCGAAACGCTGTTGCGCATGGATACCACGACGTTGGTGACGACCCTTCGCGATGCGGTCGGCGCTGGCGTCATGTCGCCGAATGAAGGTCGCAGCAAGCTCGACCTCAAGCCGGTCAAGGGCGGCGAGTCGCCGTACCTGCAGCAGCAGAATTATTCGCTCGCCGCGCTCGCCAAGCGCGACACACAGGCCGATCCGTTCGCGAAGACCCCGGCATTGCCGCCGCCGCCGCCAGAACAAGCGGCCGCCAAGTCCATCAATTTTGACCGGGTCTCCAGCCTATTCGTGAGGGCCGCGTGATGGATTTGCAGACAGCGTTCGATCGCGGCTTCGAGGCGGTGAAAGCATACGTCGACGCCGAACTGGGAATGCTCACCGCGCGCCTGGCCGTGCTCGAGGCGCGGCCGGTCGAGAAGGGCGAGCCGGGGCCGGCCGGTGACGGAGGGGCCGAAGGGCCGCAAGGCCAGCAGGGGCTGCCAGGGCCGCAGGGATTGGCCGGGCCAGAAGGGCCGCCGGGGCCGCCTGGAAGCCCAGGGGCGGCCGGCGAGCCGGGACCGCAGGGTTTGCTGGGGGCCCCCGGCGAACGCGGCCAGCAGGGCCCGGCGGGCGAAAGCGGGCCATCTGGCGCGCAAGGCCAGCCGGGCGATACGGGCGAGAAGGGCGATGCTGGCCGTGACGGGCGCGATGCCGCCGACCTCACGCTGCTGCGCAGCTACATCGTTGAGCAAGTCGCGGCTGAGATCGCCGACGTCTTCGCGAAGGCATCGTTCACCTCTGCGGACGGCGGCCGGACGCTGAACGCGGCTCTCGGCGGCAAAGATCACGAGATCAAAACGGGCATCCCGCTCGATGCAGGAGTGTGGACCGAGCGCGAATATGCGGCCGGCGATACCGTCAGCCATGGCGGCTCGTTGTTCATCGCGCAGGTCGCGACCACCGCGAAGCCGGGCAAGAGCGACGACTGGCGCCTGGCCGTGAAGCGCGGCGCCGACGGCCGCGACTGGCGGCCGGAAGACAAGCGCGCGCTCGAGCCGGTCAGGTTGAAGTAGATGCATTCAGTCTTTGAAATCCTCGACGAGTCGACCGACTCGGCCGGGCCAGACCTGATCAGTCTTGCCGACCTGAAATTCGCGCTTGGGATCACGGACAGCAGCGAGGACGACGCGCTGCAGGCGGCAATTACGTTTCAATCACGGATCATTGCCGAATATTGCGACCGGCGTTTCGGCCGCGCCGAGGCGCTTGAGACGTTTCGCTTTGATCCCAACGAGGTCATGCCGACGCGGCAGGCGCTGACGCTGACGCTGTACCCGGTGGTCGAGGTCATCGAACTCGCAGGAACGACGGACGGCTATGACTTCGATCCGGCGAGCGGCCGGATCTGGACGCAGGGCAATTTCGCCGACGTCGTCAGCGTGACCTATTCCGGCGGATATGATCTGCCGGAGGAGGCGCCGGCCAGGCTGGCCAAGGCCGTCATCGAGGCGATCAGCGAGACGCGCGCGACCGGCGGGCGTGACCCTGCTATCCGCGAGGTGCAGCACGGCGACACGCGGATCAGCTATTTCACGTCGCCGCTGGCTACCGGGTCGTCGGGATACCTGTCCGCGCCGGTCGTCGATCTCATCCGGCCGTACCGGCGGCTGCATGTCGCGTAATCCATTCTGGTCGGTGCCGCGCGAGTGGCCAGGCGAGTGCTGCTTCATCGTCGCCGGCGGCCCGTCGGTGCTCGATCACGACCTCGAGCAGCTGCGCGGGCGCCGGGTGATCGTCATCAACTCGAGCGTTCATCGGGTGCCGTGGGCGGACATCCTGTATTTTGGCGACTGGCGTTGGTGGAACGAGCCGGAGAACAAGGCGGCGGTCGCGAGCTTCGGCGGGCGGGTCGTCACCACGTCGCAAATCGTGAGCGACCCGAAGGTCCTCATCTGCCGCAAGGGCAAGCCGCCAGGACTGTCGCAGGACCCGACTTGCCTGATGCAGAAATGGACCTCGCTGACCGCGGCGACCAACCTGGCGGCGCATCTGGTCGGCCGCGGCGGGACGATCGTCTGGCTCGGCGCCGACGGCCGGGCGGCGGCCGATGGCAGGGTCTGGCACCACAAGCCGCACCGCTGGGGGCCGAAGCCGGAGCGATACGACCGCCACCGCGCCGACATCGCCACCATGGTCGAGCCGCTGCGGATGATGAGCGTCACGCTGCTGATCGCTGCCGGCCCCAGTGCCTACGCCGATTTGTGGCCGGTCGTCAGCCTGCAAGACGTGCTCGGCGAGCGGCAGGCTGCGTGATGCCTCTACCTTGCATCAGCAAGTCCGATTTGGGCGTCACCGGCCCAGAAGTGAAACGCCCGTACATGGAACCCGGCGAGCAGGAGGCATTGCTGGCGTTGGTCGACAGCATTGCACCCGCGCCGGAAGTCATGTGCGAGATCGGCGTCAACATCGGGCTGACTGCAAAATCGGTGCTGCAACATGTTCCATCCATCAGCAAGTACATCGGCGTCGACGTGGAGGCCGACTATCGGTTCGAGGGAGCGTGGCAGCAGCACGATCGTCCGGCCGAGCCTGGCCGGCTGGTGAAAGACGATCCGCGCTTCCGACTCATCCTGCGCGGCAAGGAAGAGCTGCCGCAATCCGCCGATGTCGTGTTCATCGATGGGGACCACGGCCCGCGCAATGTACTGCAGGACAGCCTCTGGGCGGCCTCGGTCGTGGGACCTGGCGGGATGATCATCTGGCACGATTACCAGAATACGCCGGCCGAGGTGACCGCAGTGCTGGATCGGCTCCATGCCGAGGGGCGTAATCTCGTGCACATCACCGGCACGTCGCTGGTGTTCGAGCGGGTCGCGTGAGGCCGGTCCTGATCCGCGGGATGTGGGGTTTGGGCGACAACTGCTACGCGCGGCCGTTCGTGCGGGCGGCGGCGAAACAATACGAGGTCCATCTCGAGACGCCGTGGCCGGAACTGTATGAAGACCTCGACATCAAGTTCGTGCTTGGCAAGCGCAAGCTGCGCACGCAGTTGAAGAACATCGCGCGGCAGCGTCCGGAGCGCTGGTTGCGGCCGTTGCCGATGCGCGAGGTCCAGGTCTGCTACGGCAGCGACCTGACGACGGCAGCCTCGATCATCACAGCGCTCGAGCGTCGATGGCATTCGGCGCTGCGGGTCGCCTTCGATCCGGCGCTGTTCGATCTGCCCGACATGGGACCGCCGCCGGCGATTCCGGCGCATCGCGGGCAGCGGCCGATCGCGGTGGTGCGGCCGGTGACGGTGCGGATGGAATGGCGCGGCGAGTCGCGCAACCCGCGGCCGGAATACGTCAACGCGATCGCTGCCGAGTTGATGGCAACGCATACGGTGGTCGCGGTTGCCGACCTCGAGCCGGGCCAGGAATGGGCGGTCGGCGAGCTGCCGCCAGCGCACCATTACTTCGTCTTCGGTGAGCTCAATGTGCGCGAGTTGCTCACGCTGGTCCGCGAGGCCGACGTCGTCGTCGGCGGTGTCGGCTGGATCGTGCCGGCGGGGCTGGCCCTGCGGAAGAAAATCTTTGTGGTGTTGGGCGGCCACGGCGGCCACAACGCGCCCGCGAAGATCACCGACCCGCGGCTCGACCTGAGCCAGATCGGCTTTGCAATGCCGGAGGCTTTCTGCCAATGCACGAATATGCTGCACAACTGCGACAAGAGGATCACGGACCCGGTCGGGCAGTTCCGTCGCTGGTCAGGCAGTTTTCGGCTGGCCGCCTGACATGGTGGCCGCAGCTTGGCATCGGGTTCTACCCGGTCCAGATTGCCGGGCCTTACGACAAGGAATATTTCGATCGTTACGCCCGCAATGCGCAGACCAATCTCGGGCGCGCTCTAATGCGGGCGCGTTGCGACTTTGTCGAGCGGCATTTCCGCGGGACGCTGATCGATGTCGGCATCGGCTCGGGCGCGTTCATCACGGCACGACGACGGCGGCAACGAACGACCTACGGCTTCGATGTCAATCCAACCGCCCTGCTGTGGCTGGACGATCAGATGTTGTTGGTCGACCCCTATCTGATCCCGTTCGACGCCATGACGCTCTGGGACGTGCTCGAGCACATGGCGGATTTCCAGTCGCTGCTCGCCAACTGCCGCGAGTGGTTGTTCCTGTCGTTGCCGATCTTCTGCGATGCCGAGCATGCGCTGCGTTCGAAGCATTTCCGGCCGAATGAGCATTACTGGTATTTTACCAGCGACGGGCTCGTGACTGCGATGAAGGCTTGCGGCTTTGAATTGGTATCGGAAAGCGCGGTCGAGACCGAGCTCGGCCGCGAGGACATCGGGACGTTTGCGTTCAAAAGGGAAACCTAAGTTGATTACTGAACAAAGCCGCAAAGTGCTTTGGAGGGCATTGAATGCCCATCCTGGCAAACGTGGCCTGCAGGGATTGCAAGGCGATCCGGGACCGGCTGGTCCGCAGGGTCCGCCTGGGCCGGAGGGGCCGACTGGCCCCAGCACCGGCGAAGGCCCACTCGTCAGGCAGCGCAAGCCGGAAATCGTCGGTCCGCTCATCCACGGCGATATGTTGATTGATGACGGCACGCTTACAGTTGCGCGAGACCCATCACAGTCGATGGAAGTGGCGACGAAGCAATATGTCGATCGCCGCGCCGTTCCCGGTGGCGCTGGCGGCGGCGGCGGCGGTGACGAGACGGCAGGGCCGCCTGGACCTGAGGGCCCACCTGGGCCAGAGGGGCCGCAGGGGCCACAAGGCGATCCCGGAGCAGTCGGCCCTCAAGGTCCGCAAGGCCTTCCAGGCATGCCGGGCGCCAGCGGATCGCAAGGTCCGCAAGGCCCGCAGGGCGACCCAGGCCCCACTGGTCCTGCCGGCGCCGATTCGACAGTCCCCGGTCCACAGGGACCGCAAGGCCCGGCCGGCGTTGTCACTGCCAACGCGCCGTTGTCGTTGGTCGGCACCACGCTGTCGATTGATCTGTCAGCCTACGCGCCGCTGGCCTCGCCGGCATTGACAGGCAATCCAACGGCGCCAACGCCAACGGCTGGCGACAACGACACGTCGATAGCGACGACCGCCTTCGTCGTCACCAAGGCTGCAAACTATCTGCCGCTGGCCGGTGGAACGTTGGCTGGCAATTTGACCATCAGTAGTGCTGGCGCGCTGGTGCTGCAATCGACCACCGCCTCCACCTCGCCGACCACTGGCGCGCTGACGGTGGCTGGCGGACTAGGGATCGGCGGCAATATTTACGGCGGTGAGATCACCAGTATTCGATCCACTCCTGCCAACGGCATCTATTATTTCGGCAACGCGGCCAACAAATGGCTGGAGTATTATAGCGCAGCCAGTCGTTTCTATTTGACTGGGGCACCGCTTACCATTCAGGACGCCACCGCTTCCTCCTCCCCCACGACCGGCGCGCTGACGGTGGCCGGTGGGCTCGGAGTCGGTGGTGCTGTCAATGTCGGCGGCAACATCAATGCTGCTGACTATATTGTGACGTCGGCAACTATCGCAGGCAATCATGGGCTGACTGTCGAGAACAAGAGCGCGGCCAGCAACGCATCGGCTGCCGTTATTTTCAAGAACAACGCCGCCCTCCTATCGTACATATTCATGGGGTCGTCGACCTACAGCGGGTTCGGCGGCACGAATGCCCTGAACCTTCTGACTGACGCGGCTACACCAATTGCGTTTTCGACAAACGGCGCGTTTTGTGGACAGGTCCATCCGGGCGGCTCGCTGGTGTGGGGCAACCCAACATCTGGCGGCAATGGCGGGCCGGGCTCGATCAACGCGCAGGCCGTCTATGACGATGGCGTGGTGTTGACGTGCTTCGGCGTCGAGTATCTCAAATACGGCAAGGTCGATGTCGCCGAATGGGACAAGCTCAGCCCGAACGGCGAGCATGAGCCGGCGCGCAAGTTCGCCGCGATGGTCAAGGAGTTCGACCCGCGCGATCCGCGAGCGTACATCAAGCGCATGTTAGCCGACGAAGCATTGCCGGGGATGCCGACCAAAGACGAGTGGCGGCACAACACGCTTTCGCTGGGAGAGATGCACAATCGACTCTGGCTCGCGGTCGAGCTGCTGGCGACTGCGTTTGCTGGCGCGCTGGACCAGATTGAAATGCTCGAAAAGAGACAACGAGGAACACCAACATGACCTATGAGGAGACGTTCGAGCTGATGCGGGATCAGGCGTTCCGCGGGCGAGTGACAGTGGCGTGCGCAAAATTTGCGAGCTATATCGCGGATGAGGCACCGAGCGTGCCGGCGCACCCAACAAGATACAAGTGGAGCATGACCACTCTGGTCAATCCGGAAGGCGCCACTGCGCAGGTGATTCCGACCGTGGTCTGGGACGCCAGCGTGCAAGCCGAAGGCACCGCTGTTACAGACGCAGCTTTGCAGGGCGCGGTCGAAACTGCGGTGCAGAAGCTGATCTAGCGCGATGGCCATCGATTACAGCGCGCTGCTCTACGATCCTGTCTATGCAGAGCTCGGCGTGCCGGCGACGATGACGATTGCCGGCGGCACTGCGGTCGAGATTACGGTCATCGACGACACGCGGCCGAAGGTGCTGCCTATCCTGACTGCGGCTACAGTCGCGGAAGTGCGCAGCGTCGGGCCGGGTGCCTTTGCTTGCATCTACGAGCTTACAGGCAAGGGCATTCCGCGCGATGACTACATGGACGCGACGCTGGCCTTTAACGGCCGGTCCTGGACCGTGCGCTCGTATGAATTTCGCGGCAGCCCGATGGGCGAGGACTGGGGCGAGGTTCGTTTCTTGTTGAAAGAAGCAGTGCTGCCGTGATCGACGTCCGCGAGGACATCCTGGTGCGGCTGCTCGCGGTGGTCGCCAGCATTCCGAATATCCGCTCGGCGCAACGCAACAACGGCGTCGACATTCCGGAAGACCAGTTGCCGGCGGCGCTGGTCTTCGACGGCGACGAGGAAACCGACGACGCCTCGGACTTGTCGATGCGGCCTCCCAGCCGGCCGACCGTGGTGCGTATGCAGCCGGAAATCGTCATCGTGAAGCAGGCCGACGCGGTCGGGTCGGACCTGACGACCTTGCGGCGGGAGCTGATCCGGCGGGTGCTGACGGATACCGAGCTCAACGAGCAGATCGTCAAGACCGGGCGGTTCGGCAACGGCGCGATCCGATATCTCGGATGTCAGACCGATCTCGGTTGGGGCCGCTCGCTGCAAGGCGCGCTGCGCGCGCAGTTCATGTTCAAATATTCACTCAAGATAGAGGAGCTATAAAGCCATGCCCGCTTCACCCAGCATCCAAAACTATCACATCGGCAAAGGTATCGTTTCCTTCAAAGAGGACGGCGCGGCTGACTTCGTCGATCTCGGCAACGCGCCGAGCTTTGTGTGGACGCCGACGATCGAGAAGAAAGAACACTTCTCGTCCCGCGAGGGTGTCAAGGTCAAGGACTTCACCGCGATCACGCAGACCGGCGCGACCATCAAGATCACGCTCGATGAGATCAACGGCGACAACCTGGCCATCTTCACTCTCGGCGAGAAGGGCACGGACACCGATGGCAATGTCACCGTGTCGGCCTTCAAGAAGACTGAGATCGCCGGCGTGTTCAGGGTTGTCGGCACCAACGACATCGGCCAGCAGGTCGACTACGAAGGCCGCGCCTCGGTCAATCCGACCGGCGACTTCAGCTTCATCACTGACGCAGACGACTTCTCGACCTTGGAGATCGAAGCCGAGGTGCAGAAGGGTGACGACGGCAACTTCGGCGTCTTCATCGTCCGCGATGAAAACGCCACGGCGTAAGGAGGAGCAATGGCTGACCTATTGGACATCGCACCGTCGACGGCCAGCGAGGCCGTTTGGATCGATAGCGTGCGCGTCACGGTGCGCGGGATCTCGGTCGACGCCATCGCGTCCATCATCGCGCGGTTTCCCGAGCTGAAATCACTGATCAACGGCGGCGACATCGTCCCGCGCCTGATCGAGGGATGCGGCGCGGCGGTCGGGCCCATCATCGCGGCCGGCTGCGGACACATCGCCGACGAGAAGTATGAGCAGCACGCGGCTAAGCTATTGCCAGAGCATCAGATGAAATTTCTCAAGGCGATTTTCGGGCTGACATTCCCAAACGGGATCGGCTCCTTCGTGGAGGAATTGACCGGCCTCATCGGCGGCGGGGCGGGCGAAGGAGCAAAGAAGACCGTCAAGGTGCGCTTGAAGAATTCGCGCTCGCCGTCGTCGCCGTCATCCGACGAGGGTTCGCGCCCGACGCTGCAATGATGCTGACGCCGCGCCAGATCGCTGCCTATCTCGAATTCGGCGAGCAGCTCGACCGCATGGAGCGGGCCAACGATCTCGCGATCACGGCCATCGGCGCGCAGGGCGACAAGAATGCGATCGAGAAGACGCTTAAGGAATTGGGCGGGTAGTTACTTCCCGCCTTTGCGTTCGCTGGCCGCGCGGCCACCGCAGCGATGGCCACGGGCATCGATGTCATTCGGGTTTCGGCATGATCCAGCGTCTGGATCGAGCGCTCGCAGGTTTCTCGTTGCGGTTTCGATCCGCTCTTGGCTTGTCGGCGGCGGCAGTGGGTTCAAGATGGATGGCGGTGGTGCCGGCGGGATGGCCACTAGCGCGATTGCCCCAAGCGCCAACCCAATGCCCCATATCCAGCAGACGAATTTAAACACAGTTCTTCCTTCTCGATGACAACCGTCAGGAACACTAACGGTGCCGCAATGACCTGGCAATATATCTTTTGGCGGAGGACTTGCTGCATTGCGCCAAATATTTGACTTTTCGTGCCATCGGGGCGGCGGATGAGGCTCGTTTTCTCGGCGGAGGAAGCGATCTTTGAGCGGTGGCTCAAAGAGCTCAAAAAGCAAATCGACGAGGCCAAGGCTGGCGCGGTGAAGGATGCGGCGGCGCTGGCGCTCAAGGAGGGGCGGGCAAATGTAGCTGGCGCTGGGTTCCCCGCGCGATGGCAACAGGCAGTACGCTCGAGGTTCTATCCCAACAAGGACACGGGCGACCCGGCGGCGATTGTCTTCGACGTCATACCGTTTGCCGGGGTATTTGAAACCGGCGCCACCATTCGAGGGCGGCCGCTGTTGTGGCTGCCGCTCGGGGACAAGGCGGGAGTTCGTTCCCCGCGGCAGTATCCAGGCAGGCTCGTGTCCGTGAATGTGCGCGGTAAGCCTCCACTACTATTCGATGCTGCCAAGCGGGAGATGGGGCCGTTGTTCGTCGGCGTGCGCACCGTGACGCTACGCAAGCGGCTCGATATCGCTCGCATCTTCAAACTGGCCGCCGAGCGTGTCGGCGAGTTCTACGAACAACGGATCGGGGACTGAGCATTCATGGCGACGATAAGTCAGAGGATCAGCATCGAGGGTGGCGACGACATCCGCAAGCAGCTCGAGGCGCTGGCCAAGGCTGCGTCGTCGGCATTCGCGCAGATCGAGGATGCTGCATCGAAAGCGCAGATCGATCCGCAAACTCAGAAGGCCGTCGACGGCCTGGTCGCGGCGTTCGGGGATCTGACGCAAGCATCCGCGAAGACGGCGCCTCCGCTGGAGCAAGTCGGCGAGGCCGCCACCGCAGCCGGCGAAGGGCTCGGCAAGGCCGCGGAGGAAAGCGCCAAGGCGGCCGAGGGCATCGCCAAGACCGGCGACGCGGCGGAGAAGTCGTCAACCTCGTATGCGAACCTTGCGCTCAACGTGGTGCGCACCGGCGCCGCGGTCGGCTCGGCGGCGGCGAGCGTCGCCTCGGCCGGTACGGCAACGGCAGCCCTGGGCGTGCAGGCAGTCACAGCGGCGGCTGCTGTCGGCACGTTCGCGCTCAGTCTGGGCAGCGTGTTCGTCGGCGCGATCGGCGCCGCGGTCGCCGGTCTCGGCATCCTTGCCGCGGCGCTCGAGCGGATCGCGTTCGACGATGCGCGGCTGTCGGATACGCTCGATCACCTGGCGACGAAGACGCGCGATATCGGCCAGTCGTTCACCGATCTGCAGGTCGGGCAGCAGGCGTTCGGACAAATCGGCATCTCGGCGGAGAAATTCCGTAGCGTGATTGCCAACATCGCCAAGGAGCTGGAGGGCTTCAAGCCCGGCGAGGCGTTCGAGGCATCGGCCAACAAGATTCGCGGTGCGACCATCGAACTGCTCGAGGCCGAGAAAGCGTTGCTCCAGGTGCAGATTGCGAAGAGCGCATTCTCTGGCGACGCCGAGCGTCGCGTGCAAGAGGTCGAGCGTCTGCTCGAAGTGGCAAAAAAGACCGACGATCTTGCGGACGCCGAGAAGAGATTGGCGAAGGCGCGCGAGGACAGCGCCAAGGCTGCCGCGAACAATCTGACAAACATCGTGGTGCTGATGTCGCAGATCGCGGCGCTGGGAGCCACGCCATCGCCGCCAACACTGTTTGCGTTCGACAGTCTGGTGACGGCCGAGACCAAGCTCACCGCCATCAAGGTCGTCCTGCAGGATGTCGCCAATGCCGGCGGCGACGTCGGCAAGTCGCTGCTCAAGATCATCGCGAACTTGCCGAAGGAGGATGCGTTCAAAATCGGCGCGGCGCTTGGCTTCTCTGAGACCGACGTCGACCGCGTGCGTCGTTACGGCGTTGAAGTGACGAAGATCGACAATCTGTTCGAGAAGATAAAAGCGGCCGGCGTGCTGATCAGCCCGCAGACGGCGACGACGTTCGAGCAGATGAACGAGAGCAGCCAGCGGCTTGCGAGCGCGTGGGAGCGGCTCAAGCAGGCGTGGGCATCGACGATCTTCTCGGGCGCGGCCGCGAGCGCCACGACGGCGATCGACAACATCACCGCGCGTGTCGTGGAGTTCGCCGCGCAGGTCGTCGAGTCGTTCAACATGCTCGGCTCGCAGCTCATGACGACGCTGGGGCAGATCGTTCAAGGTTGGATGCGTTTGCCGGAGGTCCTCTCTGCGATCTTCAGCACGGCCAAGGCTTTGCTCGATGCCTGGGTCACCACGCCGGTCAGCAGCGCCTGGCAATGGATCGTCGATACATTCACCAGTGTCGTCGCATCGCTGCAGAGTGCGGCCGATCAAGCCATGGCTGCCATTACGGCGTTCGTGACGACGCCGGTCGCGAGTGCCTGGCAGTGGATCGTCGATATGTGGAACGCGATGGTCGCGAAGCTGGGCTTCGGCGGCGGGGCAGCCGCGGCGCCAGCGGGCGCCACTGGCGGTAGCTTCGCGGGTGGCGGATTGCTCGGCGGTCGCGGTACCGGCACGAGCGACAGCAATCTCGCTTGGGTTTCACGTGGTGAGTACATCACGCCGGCACGGGCGGTGGCCCAGCCGGGCGTCCTCGCCTTCCTCGAGGCCTTGCGCCACTCGGGCGGCAACCTGCGCGACATCCTCGACGGCATGCGCGGGTTTGCCTTGGGCGGCCTGGTGGCGCCGACGCTCTCGATCCCCGCCTTCGCAGGCGGTGGCACCATGAACAACGTCACCATCAACTTTCCAGGCCTGCCCGAGATAACCGGCCTGCGTGCGTCGTCCGCCGTTGTCGATGAACTGCGCAAGGCCGCAGCGATGGCGCAGGTCCGAAGCGGCGGCAGGAAGCCGAGCAGATACAGTTGAAGAAGGGGAGCCCGGCACCGCCGTGATGGGCATCAGGTATGCACTGGCCGGGCTCTGCAGCCGCATCGGTGCAGTGGGTTTCATCACGAGGCTGGCGACCGCATCGGAACCGTGCGCTCGCCTCCATCGGCCTGTCAAGGACGTATGAATGACAACGCCTGCCTATACGCTGCTCGCAATCGATGGCGTTGACTTCTCGCAATTTGCAGTGCGCGGGATCACGATGACGCTGGCGCCGATCGACCAGGCCAAGAACGTGGCGCGCGACTGCCGCGGCGAACTCGCAGATATTTCGGTGGCGCAGTTTCGACAATACAAAGTTTCGATTACGTGTACTGACCATGAGGCGCCGGAGCTCACGGATGTGTGGCCGGGGCAGGACATCACCATCACTTGCATTCCCGGCCTGGGCGCCGCCAATACGACCGGCGATGTGCTGACCATTCTCGCGAAGGTCACGGCCTGGAATACGTCCCGCGATGAATGGTCGGCAGAAATAGCGTGGATGCTCGAGGCCGAGCAGCGAGAGATCGTCTGATGCCAGCGGGGATGCCCTATTTCGCCTGGATCGATCCGGGCGAGACGGCGTTCTTGCCCGAGCATATGCGTTGGGACGAGAGCGTATTTTCGTTCACGCTCAAGCAGGACGAGGGCGACCCTGCCTCCCTCACCCTCGCGGTTCGGCGCCCACGCAACGAGGCTGGCAATGCGATCGGTTTGCTCGGTCCCGGCCGCAAAATCTGGTGCTGGTTCGCGCTCGACTGCGGGCCCGACCTGGTCAAGTTTCGTGGCCGGCTTGTTGGGGTGCCGACCAGCATATTCGAGGAACTGGTGACGCTGGAATTCGTGGCGCGGCCGATCGACCTGGTGGCTCAGAAGGAAGCGCTGGCGCAGACGCTGCGGGTGCTGCCCTATTACGACGAGGTGGTGATCGACAAGGCGCGGCGCACCGATCCGGAGGTGGTCTTGGAAGGCTACAGCAAGATCTGGCACTACGACCGCGAGACGCATGTCCTGACGGTCTCGGACGAGATCGACGGCGAGGATGGGCTGGTCGAGTTCGACGGTGTCAGCGAGGACGGCAAGGTTTTATATGACGGCCTCAGCCTCACACTCACCAGCGGGCCGCTGTCGCGGGTCGATATTGTCGCTGAGTATGCCTGGACGCAACAGGCGCAGGGACGAGTCGACCTGAGCGACTATCTGTGCCGGAATTGGCCAGACGGTGGCCGCAACTATATCACGTCGTATAGCTTGACGTCCGACGGTTGGCCAAAGGCCGGAGCCACGATCGGCGATGGCTGGGTGGTCGCCGAAGCATCCGCATCGACGCCCTATGATCTGTCGGTCAAGAGCAAGACCACGGGTTCCGACATTACGGTCATCTTTCCCGACACGTCATGGTTTGGTCCGTCGAGCACGCACACAACGATATCAGAGACGGAGAGTTACACTGTCGCGCCATCTTATCTGTCCTGGCCGCGGATGGTGACCAGCGACCGGAGCAGTGTGACGCTTGGCAAGGTGCAGGCGGTGTTCGGCATACCGGGGGAATCAGGCTCGAGCACATCGCTGAGCCGCCAATATACGGCGGTTGCCGCCGCGCTGCCGTTGCATTTCACGACGGTCAGCCTGACGGCGGGCTATTCAGCCAACCGGCCATGCACGGAGCGCGTGTCGTTCTCGCTGATGGCTGACGTGCAGCATGTTCTGACCGATCCAGAGGATGGTGAGGCGCTGCGGATCGATGACGTCAAATCTGTCAACCTGAGCGAACCGCTCGGCGCCGAGGTGCCGATCGGCGATCTGCGGCGGCGCTCTTACATTGCGACCGAGCGTGGTAATCGAAGCCTAGAACATCTGATCGCGCTGGCGCGGGCGCACTTGCTGAAGCGGGCGCGGGTGGTGGAGATCGCCTTCGCCCCCAAGCTCGCGCGCATGCCCGAGATCACGTTGCGCAAGAATGCGTCTCTGATCGAGCCGCGCGTCGGCGAGGCGCTGGGCAAGATCATCGGCTATTCGATTGCGTTGAATGGATCGGATGGGCGCCTACAATGCGAGGCCCGTATTGGCTGCGCTATCGGTCGCGGCGGTTCGGTCGTAGCCGCGGACGGGACTCCGACCTATTGCAGCATTGACTATACCGGCGCCGATTATCAGCAATTCACCGGAAGGACCGTCCTGCTCGATACTTCGGTTGGATACCAGCCGCCCAGTTCCAATCCGAATGATGACGGCCTCGACTTCACCTCCGTGTTGCGGGCCGAGGATGTCATCGATCAGCCGCTGGTGGTCGAGAACCCCGCGTCCGTGCAGGCCGATTATGTCTTTACTCATTCGGGATTCCGGAACGCCGCACCGATTTTCAAACCGTTCATCACCGACGAGGAGCAGCAGCAATTGCAGGCGGCGGTGCAGGCACGATCCGAAGCAATCAGAAATGCTCTCAAGCAAGTAGAGACCCGCGCGACCTTCAAGCTCAAGAGCATGACTCGCGAGTTCTCCAGCGATTACGACGTGCAGGTCACCGACCTGAAGATCCCGATCGGCTATGACCTGGAGGCGGTTTGATGGCTGGTTTCGAGGTCGTCGTTCGACCCATGGTGTTACCAAATATCCGGCCGGCCTCGACGCGAGTCTTGCCGCCGCAAGATGATCCGGAGAAGGGCATCGCCGTTATCAGCGGCGGCGGCGGTCAGGTCCTCGACCTGCCGTATAGCTTCAGCGTCAGCTATTCGAGCAACGCGCCAGTGACGGAAACTAAGCGGCAGTTCGACAAGCAACGGGTTTACCGGGTGGACGAGAAGGGCAACGTCGACAAGAGCACTTATGTCGATCTCGAAAGGCTGTCACGGGTTAGGCTGGAATTCCAAGATGGACCGCAAAAACTCCACTTCGCCGAGCCTCCGAAACTCGACAATGTCGAGACGCTCGAAAAGGATGTGACGCGTGAAAATAAATAGACGCTGGAAAAGGATTTGATGCAGTGACGATCGTCTATGTCACGACCGGCGCTTGGGGCGCCGGCACTGGCGTTCCGATCAGCGCTGCGCAGGTCGACGGCAATTTCTACGATGTCGATCAGCGGATCGTCGAGCTCAACGCGGCACTCGACGAAGGCAAGCAGATCGAAAGCATCAGCTCTTCGCCGAACAGCATGACGATCCTGTTCACCGATGGCACGACCCAGGTCATCGAGCTGCCGATCGCGACGCTGACCTATGTCGGGCAATGGCTCAACAGCACGCCCTATACTCGCGGGCAACTGATCTCGGTGCGCGGCCTGGGCATGTTCCAGGTCCTCGTCGATCACACGACGCCGCCGCTGCCGGCGGTCTTCGATCCGAATGCGACCGACGACAGCACCGACAATAATCCGCTCTACCAGTTCTGGATGCCGCTCTACGACGTCAACTTCGATGCCATCATCTTCATGCCCGGCAGCATCCAGCGCGAGCCGGACGAACTGCTGTTTCAAGGCATCGCCACTCGGACGATGCGGCTGGTGAGCGGGGATGCCCACTGCTTCGCCTATCTCGAGGCCGGCAACGATGGGACTGGGGCGACCGATATCGTCCTGTCGATCGAGCGGAACCGGGTCGAGATCGGGACTGTGACGTTTGCCGCCGGCGGCGACATCGATACCGATGGCGGGCAGGCGGGCTCCTTCAGCATTCCGGCCACCGTGGACTTTGCCGAGGGTGACCGCTACGCGCTGCGGGTAACGCAATCCGACAACGCCGGGCCGGCCGATCTGTCGGTAACGCTGCCGTTCCTGCGAACTGATATTTGATGGCGGCAAATCAAAATACCGGGCCGTATTCCCAAGACATACTGACGCGCATCTACAATGTGCAGTGGGGCGGGGTGTTCAGTTTCGCCGGGAACATCCTCTTCCAGATAGTGACCGACTTGCCGGATGTTGGTTCCCCGGATGACCTTCAGGTGTCCTGGTTGGGCGGCACATCAGGAGACGGAGAGAAATGGGAATCAGGTAGGTCACAGTCGGGACTTGGCTTGTTTTGCTGTGTTGGCGGGCGAGTTTCGGACCGATCCGCAACTGTTGCAGCAGGGGACGTCTCGGTTACAGACTGGGCCGGTCCTGGTTATGCCAGGGCATATGGCACGGAACCGGCCGCAGGTGTTTCATACGATGGCGGCCAGAGCTGGAACGATGGTGGCATTCCGCTACAGCAATTCATTTTAACGCCGCCAAATCCCATTACCGGGGCTGGCGGTCATGTCGCTACAGGGATCTGCAACGCGGTTGCGTATCACCCGGCTTCACAAACATTCTGTGTGGGCGCGTGGGTTTTTTTCAGTGTAGGTGCTGACATTTATTGGGAAGATCGCATGTATAGCGGCTCCTGGAATGACCGGAGCGGGACCATTCAATTTTCACAAGTTTATTCAGAGCGCCGTGAATTATTTGCTCCATTTGAAGGGTACCGTTGGCCGGAAGTCGACACCACGCCGGTGGACTTCAAGCCAGGGGACCGTCTTCGCGTTGCAGATACGACACTGACGACAAAACCCGGCCCTGGTGTTCTCTTTGTCGTGAGCTTCAGCGTAGACCAACACGCGGAGTACGTTACGACGGAAGGCAAGGAATCGTATGTGGCGGTGAAAGCGAGTGGTAGTGGCGCAACATTGGGTGGGACGGACGGCAAGCCGCCGACGGACCTTAACCCACCGATGCCAGTCGTGTATTCCGTCTGTGGCGGCAGGGGACATATCGTGGCTGTCGGCTGGCAGGACGAAGATAGACGTACTGGACCCGTTACCTATGTTTCGAATGACGACGGAAAACTTTGGGTGCAACAGTTATCGGGCCTTATCAACACAAATCCTGAACCAGAAGATAAGAATTCTGGAAGCTCTGGCGGTTCTTGCTCTTTCTCACCAGCGCTCTAATTCTATGCGGCGGACTGGGTAAAAAAAAGATGCTTGTCTGTAACGTCAGTCTGCTGCACCGGCGGGCGGCGATCACGGCCGAGCTCGCCGAGGCTGCTGCGGCAGTGGATACGCTGGGGACCGGGAATATCGTCTTTGCCACTCTGGTCGACGACCCGGCCTCGGTAAACGAAACTGTCGACGCCTTCCTCGGCGAGATCATGATCGAGGCGGCGAGTGCGGCCGATACCCTTGATGCCGGCATTCCCGCCGTTTACGCGGTCGACGTCGTTGAAGCGGCGACCGCGGGCGATGTCTCCGATGCCGCGACTGGTGCCATTGCGTTCGATCCCGGCACGACCGTCAACACAACGCTGTCGAACAGCAACCTGACGGCAACACATAGCAATACCACTGCCAATTCGGGGGCGCGCGTACTGCATGCCAAGTCAGCAGGGAAATATTATTTTGAGATCACATGTGATGCAACTTTCAGCACTGGCAATGGCGTCGGAGTTTTGTTGTCGACTGGTAGCTTTACGGATTTAATCGGTGTCGGCAGCAATTGTTTGGCGGCGTATACCGGATCGGGCAATGTTTGGGGCAATGGTGCTGCTTCGGGAAAGACGATAGGTACTATCAGTGCTGGCAATATTATCGGCATTGCGGTCGATTTAACTGCCCATCTGGGTTGGATCCGTAAAGGCTCGGGCAATTGGAATGGCGACCCTGCCGCCAACCCGGCAACCGGCGCCGGGGGGGTTACTTTCCAATCCGGGGCTTTTGATCCGGCTGTGGGTTTTGGTACTGCCGGCGCCATACACAGTGCTTGGACGGGAAATTTCGGGGCCTCCGCATACGCCACCGCTGCGCCATCGGGGTTTGGTAATTGGACCCCATGATCGCGACCGACAACTTAAGGGGAAATCCATGACTGAGGAAAGCGCGCAGGCGTGCGAGCATAACGACGCATCCGTGATACGTGGGAGTGGCATCGGTGAGCATGCCGAGGCGCACGGCCGTTACGAGGTCGAATGTATTGGCGCAGACGGCAGGCTCAAATGGCGCGACACGATCGAGAACGTGGTCGCGACCGTCGGCAAGAACCTGGCGCTAGATACCTTCCTTGCCGGGTCGGCTTACACCGTGACCGGGCCGTTCATGGGCCTGATCTCGTCGACTTCCTACTCGGCAGTCTCGGCCAGCGACACGATGGCGTCGCATGCAGGATGGCTGGAGGCCGGCGGCACGAACGCACCAACGTATTCCGGTAATCGCAAGACCGCGGTCTGGTCGGCCGCGGCATCGGGATCAAAGGCACTGTCGGCGGCACTGTCGTTCGCGATCACATCGACGGGGACCGTGAAGGGTGCGTTCCTCTGCTACGGCTCGGGCGCATCCGCCACCAAGGACAACACCGGCGGGACGCTGTGGTCAGCCGGGACGTTCACGACCGGCGATAAGGCGGTCGTCAACGGCGACACGCTGAATGTAAACTTTTCCACGAGCCTCTGAAGATGAGCGACTTCAATAGCAACCCGCGCTGGCTGCTTATGCTGCTGGCCGTCGGCGCTGTTGTTCTGGTGGGCTTGATCCTGTTCGCAGCATTGTTAAGGTGACATCGTGCATCTGACCGGCAAGTGCTCATGGTTCGGAGGTCCGCAGGACACCGGGGTCGCGCCCGACGAGGGCCTCGCGTTCATTTACGACGTGGCTGACGCACCGGACTTATTCTTGCCGACGCAGCCGCCTGGGACTACTGGGCTGGCGCGGCGGCTCGACCCCGACGAATACTACGTCGCCTGCCGGTGGGACTACGATCAATATCCCAAGCCGTCACTGCTCGAGCATCTGGCGCGGGTCACGGCAACCAAGACCGGCAAGACGTTCCTGGCGGCGCCTGCTGACTGGGGACCCAACTCCAACACTGGCCGCATCGCCGATATATCGCCCGGCCTCATGGAGGCGCTTGGCATCCAGACCGATGACGAGGTGACGGTGGAATATCCAGCCGAAGGGGAGCAACCAGTGGGTTACAGAAGCATCGTTATCTCAGCCGGCCATAGCGCGAGGTGCCGCGGCGCGGTCGGCATCATCGACGAGTTCGACGAGAACGTGCGCGTGGTCAATCGCGTGACCGAAGTGCTGCGCTCGCGCGCTATCGATGTGAAATCGTTCATTGACATGACGTCCACGACGTCGAGCGAGAACCTGAACAAGATCGTGAACTACCACAACGCGCAGCAGCGCGATCTCGACGTGTCGATCCACTTCAATGCGAATGCTGAGACGTCGAAGCCGGTGGGCACTGAGTGTCTGTATCTGACCCAGCAGGTGCTGGCTGATGACATGGCCGAGGCGATCTCGTTAAGCGGTCTCATAGACCGTGGTCCCAAAAAACGCACGGACCTGTTCTTCTTGAACAATACGGCTATGCCAGCGATTCTCGTCGAGGTGTGCTTCGTGGATAGCTCGGCCGATGTTGGAATCTACAATGCCAAGTTCGATACGATCTGCACCGACATTGCGGATATCCTCGCGCCTGGCAGCGAGGTGCCGCAGCCGATCCCGCCACAGCCGGACGAGCAGGCGGTCACGGTAGCGATCACGGCGCCGGCTGGAGTAGACGTGACAGTGACGGTGAATGGGGAGAAGAGGTCGTGAACCCCGGGCCGGTCGAGGAAGCCGGGAAGGTCGCCGGCGGCTTCCTGGACGCAATGAAGAGCCAGCCCATCATGCTTGGGCTGGTGGTGATGAACCTTGCAATGGTGGTGATGCTGTATGTCGTCATCCGGTTCGCGCAGGATCAGCGCCGGACCGAGTTCGAGATGATCTTCACGGGGCAACGGGAAGTGCAGCAGCTGCTGTCGACCTGCATCGTCCCCCAATCGGTTCCGCGATAGGAGGAGCCATCATGTCACTGAGCGGCATCGTGCTGGGAGTGATCAACATCGCCATCGTCGTCGCCTTTCTGCTTCTGATCGGCGCGATCATCGTGATGCTGTTCAAGTGGTTCAATTGGCCGATCGATTGGAACGTGCAGCGCATCTACCTGCTGATCGTGGCACTGATCGCCCTTTACATGTTGGTCGCGCTCGCGTTCGGCATACCGACTCTGCGCATCGTCCACCGGTGATGAGGCAATCATGAACCCGAGTACCGCGCTCAACAGTGAGATCGGCATGGTGACAGATCACGAGCTGCGCATGGAAGCGCTTAGGCTTTACGAGGAAAATGCGGCTTTGCGCGCCACATTAGCTGTCATCGTCGACACGGCGGGCGGGTTCGTGGAGCGACAGCCAACGTCCGCGATCAACATTCTGCAGCGCATTCGCGAGCTTATCAGCACTCGACACCCTTCTGGGTTTTGATCCAGTTGAAATAGCCGATGACTGGGATCATGCATGACCTTCCTGCGCCGGCACCATCAACACGACCACGTTGGCGGCGAGGTCGCCACTGGCTTTATAGAGGTCATGAAAAGCCAGCCTCTCGCGCTCGCGCTGGTGGTCATGAACATAGCGTTGCTCGCGTTGTTTTACGTCATCGTGCAGTCGGCCGAGGCCCGGCATAAATTGAGTTCCGAGCAATTGATTAGGATTCGCATAATCTGCACGTGATTTACAAAAAAAGGCCGTGACGGTGAACGGGAAGCTCGTGTCATGACCATTGACGACGACAAGCACACCGAGCGTTCCATGGATCCTTGGATGCTGGTGCGCTATGGGCTGGTCGGTGCCGGCACGGCGATGGCCACGCACGCCGGCATGGGTGGCACCATTGACCAGGCCGTGGTCGAGCAGATCGTCGGCGCTGCCATGTCAGTGGCCGGCGTGGCTTGGGGGGTGTTCGTGCGCTGGAAGACGGCCGCCGTGCCGGTGTATGTGGCGAAAGAGGCCGACATCCCGGTCAAGGACAGCCTCACCGGCAAGGTCAAGACAGGCCCGGGTGTATGAATGAAGATGGCGAGGATGATGCTGGTCGCCGTCGGCCGCGCAGTTCAGCGTCGGCGTCAGCCGAGATCACGCTGCTGGTCGAACGGCAGCGCGGTCTCATGAAGCGGGTCGATGAACTGGAGAAGAAACAGGGGGAGGTTTCTTCGCTGATGAACAAGGGCATCGGGGCAATGGCCCTACTGATGGGAGCGGGGGCCGTCATCGGTTGGCTGGTGTCCGTTGGTGGCAACGTGGTCAAGTTGTTCCGATGAACTTTTCCCTTGGCATCATCGGTCACATGGTCGCCAGGTTCTTCCTGGCCTCGCTGGCGGTGTACTTCTTTGCCATGACCATCGTGTTTTCGTACCTGGCTTCGGACTTCTTCATTCCGCCTGTGGAGCCGATGCGGTTGGAGTTGTTTGAAAGCAAGATCAAGCCCGGCGAGCAGCTCAAGTACCTGGCGGTGTTCCGGCGCAACAAGCCGTGCAGGACCGACGTGCAACGTTTCATCGTGTACAAGGACAAGCAGGCTGCGGTGGAAGTGCTAGAGCGGCACGGGGTCGAAGGCTCGGCAATCAAGGAAGGCAACGAGACCGAGTTCATCGGCTACCGGGATTCGCTTATTGGGATCATCACCCAGGGCACCAGCGATGTCATTCGGACGGTGTCGGTCATGGACCACCCGCCACTGCCCGTCGGTAAGTATGTTCTCAGGATTTACACGATCTCGCAGTGCAACTTGATCTCGCGCATGGACGCTTATCCAGAGGCACCGTTCGAGGTGGTTGAATGAGCGCCCCGCTCGATATGCTCTTAGCGTTGGGCTCCGGCGAGCTGGTGCTGCTGTTCTGGCTCATGATCATCATGGACGTGCCGCGCTACTTGCTGTCGACCTTTGTGGTCGCGATTGCGCCCGGCCGCTATCCGCAGGGGCAGACCAGCTTCCAGGTCAGCGCGGTGGTCTCTTGCTACAACGAGGAAAAGACAGTCGCTGCCTGTGTTGGCGCTTTGCGGGCAGCCGGGGTCGAAGAGATCGTTGCGGTCGATGACGGTTCCGAGGACGACACCAGGCTGGTGCTGCCGTCGCTGGGCGTAATCGTTCTGCGCAACGAGGAGCGTCAGGGCAAGCCGACTTCGGTGAACAAGGCGCTGGCGCACTGCACCGGCGATCTGGTGGTGATTTGCGATGCCGACACCACGCTGGCGCCCGAGGCGATCGCGACCGTGAAACCGTATTTTCTGGACCCGGACGTGGCCGGCGTCGGCCTCAACCTGCGGGTCCGCAACGCGCATGTTTCGCTCATCACGCGGCTGCAAGCCATCGAGTATGCGGTTCAGTTCACGGCTGGGCGCATGTGCTCGGATGCCTTCGGCATTTTGCCAAATGTGTCGGGGGCCGGCGGTGTGTTCCGACGCGAAGCCCTCACCGCGGTCGGCGGGCTGGATGTCGAGGTTGCGGAAGATGCAGCCTTGGCTATGAAGTTGCGGCGCGCCGGTTGGAAGCTGCGCTATGCCGGCAATGCCTACGCTTCGACCAACGTGCCCGAGGATATCACCGGGCTTACGCTCCAACGGTTGCGCTGGGACGCCTCGATCATCACGATCTGGCTGTTCAAGTTCGGCGGGATGGTTAACCCGATCGCGCGCAACCTGACGGGTAGCAATCTCGTCACGAGCCTCGACGTGCTGGTGTTCTCCGTCGTGCTGCAGTTGGTATTCCCGGTCTATGTGTGGTGGATATGGACCAAGGTCGGTGCCACGGCCTTCGTGATTTTGGGCGCCGTGATGCTCGGTCTGGCGGTTCTCGACGGGATCATCGTTCTATTGGTCGGCTTGCCGCTGCGACTGGTCCCCTACGTGCCGCTCTACCTCATCGAGCAGACGTTCGTGCTGCGCCCGCTGCGGGTGTTCGCGCTGGCGGCCGAGCTGGCATTCTCGATCACGCGCCATGACGACTATGTCCCGAAGGCCCAGCGCTGGCGGCTGACATGAAGCGTACATTCGTCCGGTGGTTCTACATCAGCGGCTTGCTTAGCCTCTTTACATGGATCGGCAGTTCCATAACCGGCGGCTGGGTCTACATTCACAGCGAGGGGCTGGTGGTCGGCGATCCTGCTGCGGTCGCGCCCGAGTACACCGTCACTGTTAAGCAGGTGCTGGTGGAAGAAGGACAGTCGGTCAAACGGGGGGACGTTGTTGCTCGCGTCACATCGACCCGAATCACAGAAGTGAGCGCGCGACTGACGATCAGTTCCGCATCACTGACCGCCAAATTGGCGGAGAACAGCACCCGGCTTCAGATGCAAAATTCATTGCTGACCGCGGCTGAGCTGCGCGAGAAGGTCGCGACCGAAGGTGCGGCCCAGCTTGGGGCCTCGGCTGAGAAGGGCAACACGCCGACCATCACGCGCACGACGGCGGTCGACCAGATGTTCCGGGGTAAGCAGGACCTCGCCGCATTACAGGCCGAGAAGCAGGCACTTAGCGAACAGATCACGATGGTGGTTGAAGCCTCGCGACAGACCGACATGGCGCTGCTTGACCTGCAGAACTCATTCGACGCCGGCAACATGCGCTCGCCCATCGACGGCGTGGTCAGTGTGATCAAGGTCGGCCCGGGGGCGGTAGTGCGCGAGGGCGAGCCGCTGATCGAACTGGTCGGCGAGCATCGCTACGTCCTCGCCTTCTTTCCGATTGACCGGCTCTACCAGCTCAAGGTCGGCGACAAGGTCAAGGTCGATGCCGGCGGCGGTGTGGTCAATGGGGCCCTGGCCGGCACCATCGCAAAGATCAGCAACATTGCCGGGGCACTGCCGAAGGAGTTTCAGAAGACCTTGGCCCCCGTCGAACGACAGCAGCTGGTGCGGATCGAGTTCGACCAGAACCAAACTCTCCCGCCGTACTTCGCCAAGGTCATTATCAAATGAAAGGAGGATGCCATCGCGATGTTGCTGCAGGCTGAGCTGGACCGCCGCAGCCCCCGATAAAACGCCGGACGGTCCTCCCCGTCCGTTTCCCCAAACTGGGGCCGCGCAAGCGGCCCTTCTTTTTTTGTGCTCAGTGTCCTTTGCACCGCAGCTTGACCGAGCGCGGCCTGCTGTCGTGACTATGATGCTCAAGCCGCAGATGTCGCAGACCTACTTCCTGTCCACCAGCCGCCGCATCGCGTCCTGGCCTTCCTCGCTTTGCGCCCATTCCTCGCTTTCGTCTTTGCCGGCGTCAAACTCGCCGTTGATCAAGCGTGCGCGCACGGCCAATGCGGCTGGTGTGCCGACCTTGTGCAGCAAGTCGGCGAGCAACAACATGGGGGCGGCGTACTCGCCGAAGAATTCGTTGAACTCGCCCGCGTGGGCGCGCGCAGCCAACTCGGTCAGGCCGGCCTCGCGAAGCGCAGCAGACAACTTTGCGTCGCTCGATCGCATGTTCACCCTCCAGCGTTTCGATTCATCGATCCTCCTCGAAGCATTTTTCCACGCAGTCATCGCAGAACTGCACGCACGCGCCTTTGTGGTCCCACACCATCAGCGGGATACTGTCGTCGGGGATATGCCGGAAGCAGTGCGAGCAGAACGGTGCGATGCGAGAGTCGGGTCGACTCCATGTAAGCTTGGCTGCAATCCCAGGCTTTAACCGCAAGTGCGCCATGTGCTCACCCCACCTTGACCCCGGTGCGCGCCGACGTCAGCCCAGCAATCAGCTCGGCGCCGACATGCTGCGGCCGCAGCTCGCCGCGGTGCACCTCGTGCCATTGGCCGTCCTCCGAGATCGCCGGGGCGAACACGGCAATGGCGGCCTTGTTGTCGAAGCGGATGATGGCGGCCTTGCCCTCAGCGGCGCGCCGCTCGATGTAACGCAGCAACGCCGGCTCGCGCCAAGCATCGGGCGTTTTGCTGTCGACCCAGATTTGCACGACCTGAATGTTAGTTGGCTCGCCGCCGTCATTTGGCCTCAGGGTGACGAAGTCGGGAACGAGATCGATGACGTAGCGCGAGCGATCGGGGCGGCGCAGGTCGGCGGTGTCGTCGCCGGTGAGCCAGCGGCACGACCAGTTCCGGCAGCAGAACGGTCGCTGCGAATAGATGGCGCACCCTTTGTGATGTCGCTGGTGCTTGCACGGCTCGCCGGCCGGCTTCGCCCACTCGTTCACCATGCCGGCAAAGTCAGATGGCCTCGCCCACCCGGCCTCGATCATGTCGTCGACCACCTCGGCCACGCGCTCGGGCGGATAAAGATCGGGCGACATTGGCAGCAGCTTGCAGCACAGCGTGCAGCCGCCGCACTTGCGGGGATGGCTGTCAGCAAGCACCATGGTCAAGGTCGCGGCATTGTGGTCGGTCGCCGTTCGATTCGTTCCAACCTCTGCTCGATCTTGTCCATGCGTCCAATCGCGCTCTGCGACACCAAGAAACCGACCATGTTTTCCAATGCCAATACGCGCCCGGTCAAAGTGTCGACCCGCTCGATCAGCACATCGAGCTTGCGGTCGATCTGAGGCCAATGCGGCACAACCACCAAAAACTTACCTTCAAAGAACTCTTTCGTCTTTGCCCAGATTTTCATGGCTTACCTCATCAAGGTCGCGGCATTGTGGTCGGTCATCGTTTCGATCACCAACAAAATAGTTGTTTGTACCGGCTGGCATCGCTCATTTGTTTCCTGGCGTAGGTCTCGATCATATCGACCACTTGCACACGACGATCCTTGCCGCGAATGCTCGCGAATGCGAGCAGAAGTCTGTCCTCCAGGCTGTTGTTGTCGGTGCTGGTGGTCTCTGCACCGGCGCCGGGGCGGGGCGGGAAAAACCTACCAGTATCGACCTCTAACGCCAGCGCGATCTCATGCAGCCGGCTGGCCGAGATATGGTCGTCGCCCTTTTCGTACCGATGAATTTGCTGCTGCGTGAGGCCGAGCCGCTCACCGAGGCGCGCCTGCGTGACCCCCTTGCCACGCCGTGTCATGCCGACGAGCTGGCCGATCTGCCGGGTGAACGGCATTTGCGGGTGCTTCCGTCAAGCCCTAGGTGCGAGCTATTTTTTGGACAAACCGTCAGGCTGTATAACGATTGCGTGACAATCGTTTGTCAAGCGCGAAGTTAATGCAACGGTAATGCATCGGTATCGCCCCTGACCGACAAGTTCATGGCAATCGGTATTACACCTGACGAACAAGCTCAGGGTTTCCATCTATTCGCATAATTGTATGTGGAATTGGAATATGCAAATTATTCCGTTTTGGAATATCGTTGCGCTGAGTTTCATATTCTCAGGGTGAAGACGATAGCAACCAAACGACACAAGTGTCTGGCCAAGTGGCTCCGGGCAGAGCGTGAGGCCAAGGGGTTGAATCAGGCCGATGTCGCCAAGTGTCTGCGGCGATCTCAGTCATGGGTCACCAAATTGGAAACCGGGCAACGGCCAATTCATGTGATCGAGTTCCTCGCCCTTGCCACAGCGATCGGGTTCGACGCGGTCAAGATGCTCCGCAAGCTCGCGAAGATCACCAATAGCCGCTAGTCAACCTTCTCGGCCGGCGCCTGCAGCAGGCCGCGGCACCGTAAGCGTACCTAGCGATTGCAAGAAATGGAAGGTGTCCTCGACCCGCACGGCGGCCGACTTTGGGTGAGTGTGCGGGGCGAGTGTGCGGGGGATCCCCCGGATTCGCCCCGCACAGTCCGGTTTCGTTCGGGTTTTTCCCCTATTTCTGAGAACCTCCGCACGCTGCCTAAGTCGCTGTTTTATCAGGGGCTTTATTGGTCGGAGCGCCGAGATTTGAACTCGGGACCCCCAGTCCCCCAGATTGGGGGGCGCGATGCGACTTCCACTTATTTCATCGGCCTTTCACGACCTTCAGGGTGGCGGTGTGCGGGGCAAGTGTGCGGGGTTTTGGCGCCGCGCGTGCGGCTGCCAACGCCTCCACCGCCTCCGCCACCCGCCCCTCTAGCAAGTGCGAATAGGTGTTGAGCGTGGTCGAGATGTCGGCATGATCAAGCGCCGCTTGCACCACCTTGACGCCATCGGCGCTGTCGATCGACCGCAACAGCTTGCTGGCAAAGTCGTGCCGCAGATCGTGCCAGCGCAGCCGGTTGTTGCCATGGCGCAGCCCGTGCCGGTCACGCCATGTGTTCCAGGCCCGCCGCAGCCCATCCCGGGTGATCGGATAGCGCCGCCCCGTCACGAAGCTGTGCCGGCGGCCCTTGATCACCTTGTCGAGCGTGCGCTCGGCAACGAACGTGAACACGCGCTTGGCCGCCTCCGGTGCGCCCGCATTGTCGGCGCGGCCAACGTAGAGCGGCCACAACACCGCGCGGATCGAGGCGGTGATCGCCACCGTCACCGGCTTGCCGCCGCCAGTCCCCTTGCCGGTCATGTGGATGACGCCGCGGTCCCACTTCACCTGATCCCAGGTGAGCGTGAAGCAGCTCGTCTTGCGCTTGCCCGTCATCAGCGAAAACTGAACCAGCGGCAGATAGTCGGCACGGATGTCGTCGAGCACCTCCTCCTCGTCGGCACCGAGCTCGCGCACATGCTCGCGCGGCTCGGATAGCCACAGCTCCTTCCAGACCGGCTCGTGCGGGCACACGACCTTCTGCGCCTTGAGGAAGGTGAACAGCTTCTTGAGCTGCTCAATGGTGTCATTGACGGTGTAGGCCGAGATCGGCCGCGCGCTCCTGCCCTTGCCGACCTTGTGGCCGCGCCGCCAGTTGCGCAGGCCCACCGCATCGTCATGGGTGATCTCGGTGATCAGCTTGGTCGGCGGGAAGGCGGGATGCGTGAGAATGAGCGCCAGCAGCCGGGCGGTGTTGTCGGCCGCGGCATCACCCTGCTCGATCGCGGCCATGTAGCGAAGCTGAACCGCCTCGAGCGCCAACGATGAGCCGGCCGCGGCCTGCGCGCTCAGTTGCGTTCTGATGTCGGCTTCCTGGCTGCGCGCAGTCGCTGCCGCCAGTCTTTTATCTGTGTGCCCGGTAGATCGACGATATTGCTGGCCCTCGATCCAGATTTCAGCCTGCCAGACTTTCGAGCGGTCCCTTTTGTAGAGATACACGGCTGCCGTCTCCGTTTGCGCCGGTTGATAAAGCCATCGATGTCCGAGCGCGCGAACATCCGACGAGGTTTGCGGACGCCGCGGCCGACATTGACGAAAACCAGATCGCCGTCGGCGACGATGCCGTCGAGCGTGTCGAGCGAGACCCGCAAGACCGCGGCGGTTTCCTTCGGCGTCAGCAGGGGGTCATCCGACACAACGCAACTCCGTCATATTACCTAGCGATTGCATAAAATGGAAGGCGCCCGGGCGGCGTGTCCCATCTCAAATTTCTGGACCGGGCGGGAGACCAGCCCTACCGGCGCGCCGTCCGGTCAACGGGCTGGTCTCCCTCGCTCGCTCCTTGCGCGCCGGGTTCTCATCCGGAGGAGTTCGCGAACTCATTGGCTTCGGCATCGCGCGCAGCACGCCAGGCAGCGGCGCTTTCCCGGGAAATCAAAATCTTGGCGCCGATGCGCATCTCGACCGGGCCCTTCCCCGACTTTCGCAGCTCGTGGTACATGGTCCGCCCAATGCGGTGGGCCGCGCAGAACTCCTCGCGGGTAAAGCATTCCAGCGTGATGTTGTGCGAGGAATTGATGCGGCGTGGCATCTACGCCCACTCCTACTTCGGGGGTGCGTGATCGAGTGCGACATCGCTCCCGTAATCCTCGAACTGCCGGCGAGCGCGTCTAACGGTCTGATCGCTCACACCAATTTCCTTGGCGATGGCGCGGTTGGATCGCGCGGGATTCGCGGTGACGGCGGCGGCGGCGCGCTCGAGCGCAGTCGCGACCTTGGCGATCGGCTCGGCCCAGGCGCGGTGCTCGACGGCATAGGGCACGCCGCATCCACATGGACAGAGTGCTGGGGTACCGCATTTCGTGCAGCGCAGCAGGCCGCCGCGGTGGACCATGCCGCCGATCAGTTCGTCGATCCGCTCGGGTGACAGCGGGATATGCTTGCCCGCAAAGGCGGACCAGCTTTGTTCGTCGGCGGCGAGGTCGGTGGAGTTCAGCGCCGCATATCGCCCTCTGACCGTCACCAGCGCCGCAGCGGCCACGACGTGCCGGCCAGTGCGCTCGAATTCAACGGCATGCCCGACCAGCGGAAGCAGCCATTGCTTCAACAAGGCGTCGTCGGGGATGGTTGGATCGATCATGGCTGCACCCCTGCGGCGCGAGCGGCCAGCATGGCGCTCTCTTCCCACAACGCGAGATGACGCACGGCGTCATCATACGACTCTCGGTCCATCTCCTTGGCATTCAACAACCGGTCCAGATGCAGCAGCGTCCTGTCCACACGCTGCATGATCTCGCGCTCGCTCAGAATCTTGGTCGCATCCATTGTCACGTTCCTCCAGTTGTCCCAGTTCCAGAAGCCTGTGCCGCAAGCGCTCCACTCTCAGCGCAAGAGCGGGGTTGTTGATCATCTTGCCTTTCAAGGAGGCGACCGAATTGCCAACACAACTGTGGTCGCGATGACCAATGGCATTGCCAATCTGAGAATGTGTTGAGTTGGTTAACTCCTTGGCCAACAAGACAACGACGTGCCTGGGCACAACGACCGACTGAACGCAGGAGCGCGAACAGATCACTCCCACCGGCATGCCGAACTCGTGCGCGACCGCTAGGACGATCCGTCGGAGTGGCGTCAACGGCAGCAGCGGCGGCGGTGATAGTGGTTCCGGTTCTGGCTCATCAGGCTCGGGCTCGGGTGCTGGCGGCGGCGCTGGCCTCGGTGCCCAGGACCGCGTGCGCGCGCGTAGGTCACGGTAAAACGCCATAAGTTCATCTGCGTTTTCGAATTCTTTCAGTGCCATGGGTCAATCTTCATGTTCGGTTCGGATCGCATCGCAGGCAGAGAAGAAGAGCGCCCGGCACACGCGCACTAGGCATCAGCCAACAAGCGGCCGGGCGCAGGCGGTCGCATCAGTCCCCTGGGCATCATCGACATGCTGGCGACCGCCAAACTCATGGGCTCAACTCTCTCGTGCAGCTCTCTGGCCGCTCTCATGTCATCAGGCCTCGCAGCTCATCACCCATCGCATTGAGCGCTTCCCGTTCCTTCGCGCTGCGGCTTTTGTAAAATGCCTTGAATGCAGCTTCGCCACGCATAGCCGCCTCGCGCGCCATGTCCTCGAAAGACAGACTCGCCCCGCCCGTGGGTCTCTGATTGTCGGGCGGGGCGACCTGTTCCGCCGCAGCGTTCGGCGCATGCGGCAAAACTTCGCCGGTTTCGGGGTCGTGCGCGGACAGCATCACGTTTGGCGCGGGGGGCGGAGGGGTCCGATGCGTGATCGGAATATCGGCGATCTCGGTCTCATCGAGCACGAAACCTAGTCCGCAAATCGATAGTGTGGCGCGGCGCTTGGCTTTCGTCTCGCATTTCATAAGCGCGTTGGCGAGCACATCACCCTTGAGATTCGCAATAGCCACGGCGCCCTTTGCCATGTCGGTTCGGCCTTGCCGATTGGTCACCTTGGCGGTGACAATGAAGATTCCCTCTCGCTCGCTTTCGGCGAGCTCCACGACCGACACGCCGTGAAGGGTGCGTAGTTGATCAGTGCAATTGCGCAACGCATACAATGTCAGCTTATTGTTCAACGTGATGTATTCGAACGGCTTGGTCAGCGGATTGAGGCCGACGCTGTCGCAAACTTCTCCGTAATAACGCACCCGCTCCTCGGGAGTCAGTTCCGATAGATCGCCCTTGGTAATCACGCTGTTCATGATGTCGGCTTTGGCAGGGACGGTCATGTCATCTCCCTCAGTGATAAGCGACGGGCGCGATCGCGGGTTATCTGAACGCCGTAACCGGTGACTTTCTTGGCGTCCTCGGGCACGATAGATTTGAGATATTTTTCAGCCTCGATGCACTCGTGAGCGTAAGCTTTCGTCGCAAGCCAGGTCGCCGCGGAATTGGCCCATCGGTTGTCCCCAGTGAAATCGTAAATCTTGGAAGCATCGACCGGCGGCGGGACGGCAGGGAGCACCACCGGCGGTGTCCGAGCTGCAACGCAATGCATGAACTGCTGGCCGCGCCTGACCATCTCGCCGGCATATCCGGGGTGACGGTCGATGTATTCGACGACCGGCTCGTTTGCGCCCATGATGACGGAGAAAACGCATTGCGTTGCGCCTGTAACCTCACATTCCCACTGTAGCTGCGGCTGGTATCGGTCGACGACGACCTCGAACGGCTCACGGCCGCCGCAATGTTTCGCTTCGACTGGGCAGGCAAGCGTGTCGTCCCAGGCGTCGAGCGTTGCCGCTGCCCAATCATGACGCGGATGTATGACGACCTCGCCGCGCCGCGACAATGGATTCCCTTTCATTTCGTACCAGTCGAGATTGAGCTGCTCGGTTGCCGATCCGAGCTGCACCGGCCAGATCCTTGACAGATCCTCCTCTTGCTCCTCGCCGATCATTTCGCGGTAAAGACGCAGGATTGCCGGCGCATCGGCCGTCATGAGGCACGCGATGCGCGAGCCGGTGAGCCGGCCTTTGCGTGCCTCGATTTGAGTGAAGGTTAGCATGCGTCAGATTCCGGCCATGCAAGAGGGGCGCCCGGCATCCGTGGAGTGGGCATCACCGAAGGAGTGGCCGGGCGCAGGGCGGTCGCATCTGATCGTTGGGCATCAATGGTCAAGTGGCGACCGCAGTTCGGATAGGGGCGCCCGGCATCCGTGGAGTGGGCATCAAACCTGACCTGGCCGGGCGCAGGCGGTCGCAGCTTGGCCCTGGGCATCACTGACGTGCTGGTGACCGCAGTTCGGATAGGTGAGCCCGGCACGCTCTCCCTGGGCATCAATCTACAAGTGGCCGGGCTCGGCGGTCGCACCAGTACAGTGGGCATCAGATTTGCGCTGGCGACCGCAGTTCGTGAAAGAGGGCGCCCGGCATCTCGTGAAGGGGCATCACGTGCCGCTTGGCCGGGCGCGGGCGGTCGCACAGGTTCGATGGGCATCAATGCGCCGGTGGCGACCGCAGTTCGAAGAGGGGAGCCCGGCACGCGACCGATGGGCATCAGTGTTGAACTGGCCGGGCTCGGCGGTCGCAATGCTGTCCTGGGCTTCACGCGCCGACTGGCGACCGCAATTAGATTCATGTCTTGGGTTTCCGAGTTCGACCCTGCCGAGGTTTCGGCGTGAGTTTGGGCACCGGCGCCGATGAAGGCTCGCGGTGCCACTGCTGCCAGAGATCGACGAGAAACTGTTTCATCATGACCCGCAACGCGTCCATCCGCCGGTGCATTTTTGACCAGTCTGGATGGGTGGTGAACGTGTGCGCACGGCGGGCGGCGTAAACTTCACCATACGCGCCATCCGCGTGGCCTTCCTCGGCGCCGGCTTTCTTGGCAGAGACCCACTGCGCTCGCCAAAGTGAATCGGCGATCGAGAACATGAGGGCGTAACGCTCCCCTGCGAAGGGGTGCTCGACCCATTCTTCCGCAGTGAGCGCGCGCGACCGCCATGTGGCCCGCTTCCACGTCGATCCCGCGTGCCCGTCGAACGGGGCGTATCCCAATCGGCTCCATAGCTTCGCGGGATTTGAATAGTTCGACAGATCGCCGGCTTCTGCCACGATCGTCGCCATGCCGAGCATTCCGGCGCCATGTACCTTGTCCCGTATCCATTCCGCGACCGGCAATGTCTCCGCGAGTTCCGCCATTTTCTTCTCGGCCGCCTTGCGCATCGCATCAAACGGCGCGCGGCCGCGCTCGGTCGCTTGGATCAATTCGACAATGACCGGATCGCCTTCGCCAGCTCTCGCCGCTTTGATGATCGCCGCGGTCTGTTCATTGAACGCCTTGCGCTGTTTCTCATCAGCGTCGAAAGTCCAATCGGTGCAGTTGCGGCGCACGAATGATTCAAGCGCACGGTCGAGTTTCTGTTGCACCTTCATTGCGAAGCGCCGCCGGCGGTGCTCGGCGCGAATGAAATTAACGACTTCGATCCTGGTTAAGTCCGGCGCTCTCATTGGATCAACTCCTGCGGCTGGCTAACTTCGAGGCTGGCGGCATAGCGGTGCATTCCCTCTTCAATTCGCAACGGCGCCTCGCGGCGCGCCTCGTCGAGATATGCTTGCAATTGTTTCGGGCTGAGTACTTGGTTAACGAGCTTTTCGTGATCGTCGACCGAGGCGTGACCATGAATCTTGTCGAGTAGTAGCGCGTTGGCAGTAGCTTCGGTGCCGAGGCGCAAATAGCTCGCGGCGTTGTACGCGTTCTCCCGCACCGCCAAAGTCAGCTCGCCCCAACGGAATTTCCCGACCGGCCGATTATTGACCTCATGTTCAAAAACAGAGCGTAGCACTTCGCCGTGGTGTGCAGCCGACATGAGTTCCCCTTTGCGTTCCTCGTCGCTGCGGGGGCGGCGCCGACGGTGCTCGTCGACATGCACGCTTTTCACGCGAGGGGTGCGCGGCTTCGCCGGCTGTAAGCGCTGGAGATAATCGAAGAGCACGGCATGGCGCAGATCGTCGCGTTTCTTCAAAGCGGCATCGAATTTTGGCAATGCTTTTTCGGGGTCATTGCCATTTTGCTGCAAAACTTCGGCGGCGAATTTCGCAAGATCGTGCAGCGTGGTTCTGGTTTGTGTCATCTGGTTATCCGATCAAAGAGAGAGGGGGCGCCCGGCAGTTGCCGGCTGGGCATCACCGAAGGAGTGGCCGGGCGCGCAGGCGGTCGCATGCGGTCGCAATAGCCACCATGAGGATTGGTCCCATGTTGACGATAAGCCTCGGCGGGATTGGTCGTGTGGTGGTCGAGTTTGCCGAGTGCTTATAGATTATAAGGGTGCGTCTAGACGCCTCGGCAATTTCATCGCTAGTTAAACTGACAAAACAATTGCGCTGTCAAGTCGCGCCACACTTTTGGTGCTGCTCGGCGCACAACGCCATACTTGTATTGCGAAGCGATACGGTATCGATACGAACACCGGCGTAAACTTTTTTGGTATTCCGCAACCGGGTAAACTTTTTTTTCTGACCGTCAGCAGCGCTAACGGCGAACTGCAAAATATCCGTTGGCCTTTTGACTTCGCTATTGATCCTGCGCGGATGTGCGCTCAATGCTCTTGGCACCAGCCTGACAAACCGGGGAATTTTTCAGATGAGCAAGCCTCGCGAGCAGCAGATCGATCCTGTGCTGCACATGGTGCGAACCGTGCGCGGCACCGCGCCTCGCCTTGCACAAGCTCTCGGCATCCTTCCTGGCGGCATTTGGCAATGGCAGCAAGTGCCAGCCCACCACGTTCTCCAGGTCGAGCAGCTCCTTGAGATTCCCCGGCACAAAATCAGGCCCGATCTCTACCCGCCGCCGTCGCACCCCGCGACCAAGCGGTGGCGCAACAGGAACGGGAGAAAGCAACATGGCGCCAGAGCGTGAAGGATCGAACGGTTTTGAGCAGCTTGAGAAGTATCTGAAAGCAATTGACAAAGCCGATGACCGGCTGATCAAGCTCAAGGTCGAGCACATGGACGCGTGCAAAGGTCCGCGCGGGCAGATCCGCAACATCATGAAGGAAGCGCGCGAGAGCGGCGTGAATATGGAAGCGCTGCGCACGGTCATTGCCAAGCATCGCAGCGAGCGCAAGATCGAACAGCGCATCTCCGAGCTGGAAGCGGATGACGCGGCCGATTACGAGGCGATGCTCGAAGCGCTGGGCGCGTTCGGCGACACCAATCTCGGCAAGGCCGCGCTGCGCAAGGCCAAGCCCAAAGGCGGCAGCGACAAGCTCGAATTGCTGCATTCGTGACCAATGCCAATCGCGGTCGCCAAGGGTGTCGTGATGCCCAGAGAAGCTATGCGACTGCGCGCGCCCGGCCACAGGCGCTTTGATGCCCAATCGCGAGGTGCCGCGCGCCCTTTTTCCTCAAATGCCCCGGAGGGCCCGCCATGACGGCGGTCTACCCCCACTGCCACCAGCCGATCGTGCATGAGCGCCTGGGCGTCACCCTGACGCCGCTGAAGGCGGCAATCGTTGACCGTATCAAGTGGTCGGGCGACCTCGGCAGATCATCGGAGAGCTTGGTGCGCGAGCTGTATTTCGATCGCAAGCCGATCAGCATGACCACGCTCAAGGCGCACATCGAGATGCTGACCTCGACCGACTGGGTCATCGCATCGGATCGAAGGCGGTGGTTCCTGCGGCGGCGGCGACGGAGCACAGCGGCATGAGCACTCGAAGGAGGAGGACACGTTCAATGGATGCCCATACCACAAACGGCAAAGCTTTGAAGTTTCGGTCCTTGGCGGAAAAACGAGTAACGCTGGCTATGAAAACCATTCGACGCATTGGCAAGCTCTCGCGCCGGGGAAGTTACGACTATGAGCCCGAGCAGATCGATAAGATGTTTGCGGCGCTGCGCAGCGAAATCGCCGCGGCCGAACTGCAATTCACTTCGGAGCAGCCGCTGCTCTTTCGGCTGGATTGAGCCAGGGCCAAGAGCCGTCTGATGGGCGGAAGCCGGGCGAGATGGCCCCATTCGAGGGAGGGCGCTGAGCCATGACCGTAAAACCCCTCTTCGCTTGGTACGACCTGTGGATCGGGGTCTTTTGGGACCGCAAGGCGCGCAAGCTCTATGTCCTGCCGCTACCGTGCGTCGGGGTCGTCATAGAATTCCGCAAGGGGGCCTGACCATGCCGGGACCAATCAGCGATAGCTACACCGCTCGCGTGAAAGGAAAGCGCGATCGAGGAGGCGGTCTCGTGACCGACCTGCTCGCCCTCGACATTGCATCGGTGTGCGGCTGGGCCCGCGGCCCGGTAGGGCCCGACGGCCCGCAGTGCGGCTCAGTGCGGTTCGGTAAGCCGGGTGCCTCACAGCTCGCCATCTGTGGGCGCGCGATGGAGTGGGCAATCGACACCATCAAGCCGCCGCTGCCCGACGTCGTGGCGATCGAGGACCTGCTGCCGCCGCACGTCACCCGCGGCAAGTCTAACGTCGACCACGATCTGCTCGCGCACCTGCACGGCATCATCATGGGCGTCTGCTTCATGCGCGGCGTGTTCAAGGTCTACAAATATCAAGTGCAGTCCATCCGCAATCACTTCATCGATCTGAAAACGTGTGCCAGGGGCGAGCAGAAAATGATGGTGCAGCGAAAGTGTAAATCGCTCGGCTGGGTCCCAGAGGGACCCGCCGACGACGATGCAGCGGACGCGTGCGCTTGCTGGTCGTATGCATGCGGTCTCATAGACCCCGAGCAGGCCATCCGCATCTCGCCGCTGTTTCATCGCGTGAGGGCAATCGCATGACCTCCTGGGCAATCGTTGAACTCGAACTGCGGCTGCACATGACAAACCTTTGCCTCGCCGTTCTCAGCAAGGAAGAGGGCAGACTCCGAGAGTGCAAGGATCTTCTGGTCGACAAGGTTTGTGAACTGATAGCCGCGGCAGAAGAGAAGGCGCCGTCGCAATGACCAAGATGCCATTCGTCTGCTCAAAAAATACGCCGTGGGTACCGTCAATGGGCACGCCAGTTGTTCATGCTGATGCTCATGAGGTCGGTGATCAGCGCGACGGTTGGCCGGGTGGCGACATCGTTACCTATGAATGCCCGCATTGCGGCCATCGGTGGAGAGCGGAGTTGCCGCAGTGATCTCCTGGCGCCACGTCACGCAATGGACGCGCTCGGCGAGCATGATGAAAGGATGGCTTTAAAGTGAAGAGGCCTCACTTTGTGGCATTCGGGCCGTCGGTTCCGATCGTGCCGTTTGACGATTTTTCAAGCATGCCAATGACGCGCGAACAGTTTGCCAACCTATGGTGGCTCTGTGGCCCATCGGCAGCGCGGAACATGCTGCGGCTGGAACTCTGGCAGGTGATCGCATCGGCCTACTTTGAAGGACTTGTCCATGGCGCAGAAACGGAGCGAGAAAACCATGAGCAACCCAGTAACCTTCTCCAACGGACTAACGCCGGAGCAGGACGACAAGATCGACAATCTGACGATCAGTTTAACCCGGATGCGCCTTGAGATCGAGGAGCTAGGTCGACACCGGGCCTGTTCGCTGGCGATTACCAAGATCGAGGAAGCCGAGCACTGGCTGCAGGCACGGAAGCATCAGGCCGCCGAATGATCTCCTGGCGCCACGTCACGCAATGGACGCGTCAATGATTACGGTCCACAAAGGCGACTGCCGCGAGGTACTGCGCACGCTGCCGAGCGAGTCGGTGCATTGCGTCGTGACCTCGCCGCCATATTGGGGCTTGAGAGACTACGCCATCGGGAAGGATGCCTTCGGCCTTGAGCCCACCTATCAGCTCTATGTCGAGAACGCCGTCGCGATCTTCCGAGAGCTCCGCCGCGTCCTGCGCAAGGACGGAACGCTTTGGCTCAATCTTGGCGACAGCTATGTACATAGCGGTGCGGCCGGCGGATCGGTATTTGATAATGGCCGTACCGATGGGCGGGAAAGCTATGAAACTGATAAAGTCCGCGGGCGCACAAGTCGAATTGGCCTCAAGCCCAAAGACCTCATCGGCATTCCCTGGCGCGTCGCCTTCGCGCTGCAGGCCGACGGCTGGTACCTGCGCCAGGACATCATCTGGTCGAAATCGAACCCGATGCCCGAGAGCGTGCGCGACCGCTGCACCAAGGCGCACGAGTACCTGTTCCTGCTGAGCAAGAGCGAGCGGTACTACTACGACGCGGATGCGATTGCGGAGTCCGCAATCAGCGCCGGGCAAGATCGTGGTGGTGGTCACAGATGCAATCCAGATGCCGTGAATGATCAGCATATGAAGGCTGGCCTTTCAAAGATTGGCGTGACTGGCCAGACGCGCAACAAGCGCAGCGTTTGGGAAGTGGCCACCCAGCCCTACAGCGAGGCCCACTTCGCGACCTTCCCGTCGGCGCTGATCGAGCCGTGCATCAAGGCCGGCACCAGCGAGAAGGGATGCTGCGCCAAGTGCGGGGCGCCGTGGGTGCGGGTGAGTGCAAAGGGCGAACCGATACGAATTGGCGGCGCTACCGGATGCCTCAAAGAAGGCAAGGCTGCTGGACCAATGGATCGCGGTGGGAATGGACAATGGGATGCTGACCATCTTGTTTTGGTGGCGCCGCGCAAGACAACCGGCTGGTCGCCATCCTGCTCCTGCAACGCTGCTGCCGTCCCCTGCACCGTCCTCGACCCATTCGCCGGCGCCGGCACCACCGGCCTCGTCGCCGACCGGTTGGGCCGCGACGCCATCCTGATCGAACTCAACCCGACCTATGCCGCGATGATCGAGCGGCGCATCGGCGCCGACGCCGGCATGTTCGCAGACATCCACCGCGAGGCCGCCGAATGATCTCCTGGCGCCACGTCACGCAATGCGCGCGCTATGTACCGCACGAGTGCGCGGAAGACTATTGCCGCCTCGGATGGTGCATCGCCGACGCGTTCGAGCAGACGCCGCATGGTGTGTGGTGTTTTTTGGGTGCCTGGCTGTGCGAGTGCAAGCCGGTCGAGCCGCGGGAGCTGCGGCCATGATCGACAATGATATTATCGGCCGGCTTCGGCGTGAGGGGAGCAAGCTCAATGTAGAGGCCGCCGCCGAGATCGAGCGCCTGCGCACGATCCACATAAGCCCCAGTTTCGCGTGGGACGGCTATCTCGTTTCTGGTTTGGGCGAAAGCCTTGATGAGGTCTATCGCCTCGTGCTCGTCGCTAAGCAGAACCCGCAAATGCGGGCAGCGGTCGAGCGCTTGCGGGGCGAGTTCTCGCCGAGGCGAACGCAGCAGGAGCAGCGGCCATGATCGACGACGTGGCCCCGTTGCTAGTCCTGCAGGCCCGCGCCGAGGCGCGAGCACTGCTCTATGCAACATGCGAGTTCGACCTCGAGCAGGCCATCCAGCCGTTGCTGCAATACGCGCTCGACAGCGGCGTCATCGATAAGGTCGGCGCCGACGGCGCCTTCGGCATCATCAAGCAGGCGTTCGCTGGAGTGGCCGAGCTATGAGCCGCATCGAGACGATCGGGCCCGCGACCCTGTACCTGGGCGATTGCCGGGACATCTTGCCGACGTTGGGCAAGGTCGATGCTGTGGTGACTGATCCGCCTTATGGTATTGGCGCCTTAATGAAGGGCGGCGCAAATACGGGCCATTGGAATCATCTTGCTGGCGGCAATGCCTGGGACATGACCGCTCCGGACTTAGAGGGCGTCATAAAAGCGGGCCGTCTGGTTATATTGTGGGGAGGAAATTACTTTCCGCTGCCACCTAGCCGCTGTTGGTTGGCTTGGGCAAAAACCAATTCAGTACCCACGCAGGCCGACATGGAATTGGCGTGGACAAATCTTGACGCGCCCGCTCGACGTTTCGAGGCGCCAACAGGCGGATCATACGTTCGGGAACACCCGACACAAAAGCCTTTGGACTTAATGAAATGGTGCCTCGCGCTTCTGCCTGACGCCCGCACGATCCTCGACCCATTCATGGGCTCTGGCACGACAGGCGTTGCAGCGGTGAAGCTTGGGCGTAAGTTCATCGGGATCGAGATCGAGCCAAAATATTTCGACATTGCCTGCCGCCGCATCGAGGAGGGCAGCCGCCAGCCCGATCTCTTCATCGCGCGTCCAGCGCCGCCGGTGCAGGAGTCGTGGCTATGACGGACAGCCTCGGCCAATTCGCGCAAGGCGTTGCGTCATGGCGAAAGCTGATGGCGGCGATGCCCGACGAACAAGGCCGCTGGCGCGTGTTCGAGGATGCTGCTTTCGAGATCGCGCGCTATGTGCCCAAGGGGCTCGACCGCGTCGAGGCCGTCGACCAGCTGCAGGACATCGCCACCGCGCACGGCCTCACCAACGTCGATGCCGTGCAACAGATCATCGCCGACGCGTTCCGCGATGTGCCGGCCGAGCGCACACCCCTCGATGACGACAGGCCGGCGACCAACGGTCACGACAAACGGCCGGCGCCTCAGCCGCTGACATTCATCAACATCGTTCGCTGGAGTGGTGTCGAGCCGCGGCCGCGGATGTGGGTCGTGCCCGACCGCATCCCAGCGCGCAACGTCACGCTGCTGACCGGTGAAGGCGGCGTCGGCAAAACCCTGCTCATGCAGCAGCTCTCGGTCGCCACCGTCATCGGGCGCGATTGGATAGGCTCGATGCCGGATCCTGGCCCGGTCATTTTCGTCACCGCCGAGGACGACGAGGACGAGCTCCACTTTCGCTATCACAAGATCGCGCAGCACTATGGCGTTGACTTCAACGAGCTATCGGGCCTGCACCTCAAGTCGCTCGCCGGCGGCGATGCCGTCATGGCGGCGGTCAACCACAAGGGCATCGTGCAGCCTACCGAGCTGTTCAAGCAGCTCGAGCGCAGCGCGCTGGAGATGCGGCCACGTTGGATCGGCATCGACACCGCGGCCGACGTCTTCATCGTCGACGAGCGCAGCCGCACCGAGGTGCGCCAGTGCATCTCGCTGTTGCGCGGCCTCGCGCTCTTGGTCGACGCCGCGGTGATCTTGCTGTCGCATCCAAGTCTGGCCGGCATTCACTCGGGCAGTGGACTGTCAGGGTCGACCGCATGGAATAACAGCGTGCGCTCGCGCCTCTACCTCAAGTCGCCAAAGAAAAAAGATGCCGAGGATGAGGACGACGACGAGTCCCCGGTGCGCATCCTCGAAACCATGAAGGCCAACTATTCCGCAATCGCCGAGCCGGTGCGGCTGACCTGGAAGAACGGCCTGCTGCTCAACGAGGCAACGCCGACACCGATGCAACGCATGTCGCTGGGAGCCGAAGCGCAGTCGATTTTTCTGGCGCTGCTGGGTCGCTACAACAGACAGGACTTGACCGTCGCCGCCACACATACCGCACGCAATTTCGCGCCTGCGATCTTCGCCGATATGCCCGAGGCCAAGGTGCTCGGGCGCCCCAGTACGCGCAAGCGGCTGTTGCGCGTTGCAATGGATGAGCTGCTCGAAAGGGACAGAATCTACGTGGGCAAGGGACCGAAAAGTTTGGCACCGTCGAGGCAGAGTCCATGCCTCTATGCCGGGGGATCGCTGCTGTGAGGGGGTGCGCCACATACTACTCCACACCCTACTCCACATCGGTTCCAGGGTGCGCTCACACCCTACTCCACATGCCATGTGGCGAAAAAAGGGGGGTGCGCCACACCCTACTCCACATCAACAGAGTGCTTTGTATTCAATGGCTTGCGTGGGTGCGCCACATCCTACTGCGCCACACCCTACTCCACATCGAAAATCGCAGAAACCCGCATAAAACCTACGTTTGGGGGGGTGCGCCACACCCTACTCCACATCGGTTCCAGGGTGCGCCAGTCCTACTCTACACATCCCCAGACCCCTACCCCGACCCCAGAAGAAGAGGTCGGGGGTGTATACACACCCCTCCCTTCTGGGGGTCGGGTGTCCTCTGGTCTCCAAACACGCGCTCATAACGAAGGAAGATAAGACATAAATGGAAACTCATGCGCGCATGGTCCTGGTGATCTGGGCGCTGGTCATCGCGGCCGGCGCCGTTGTCGTCATGGTCATGGTGTGGCCATGACCTGCTGGCCTCGGGAGGCTGCAATGGTCGGTAGCGATCACGATCTCAACCTCGATCAGTTTTCGGACACCTGCGTGATCGCGACGCGTCAGCTTGAGATCGTGCTCGGGGCCGATCGCATCGCGCGTATCAACGTCGACGGCGTTTGCGCGCTGCGCGTTCGCCTCAAGCAGGGCTGCCAGTTCGTCATCCGACACGACCTAAACTGGGAGGTCGAAGCATGAAACCTTTCAACAAGCCAAAGCGAGCGCGTCCGAAATGGACGCGGCTAGCGCTGCTCAAGCGAGACATTCGGTCGGCTGCAACGCGGTCGGCAAAGAAGGCCAGCAAGATCACGCTCGCCAATGTATGCAAGCACGAGGTGCGGTAGTGACCGCACCCGCCGGCTTCGTCGTCTGGGTGCAGGGCACGAAAGGGCCCGAGCTGCAGCGCTGGTCCGAGCGGCCGCAAGCAGTCGGGTCGGACTATTGGTCGGAAACGAGCGGGCGCGTCCTGGCCATCGTCACGGTGCCAGCGCACGACGTCGCACAGCCGCTCGACTATCTCGCGATGAAATATCCGGCGCCAAAGAGCCAGCGCGCCAAGACAACCATCGCCGTCGACATCCGCAAAGTGCTGGAGTGCGATCCATGATAGTCGAGCAAACGCAATGCCGCGCCTAAGCACAATCGCCATCGATAGCCGAGGCGCGGCGCCGCCCCAATGGTCCGGCGCCTGGGTCCAGCGGCGGCTGATCGAAGCCTATTCGGTGGAACGGCGGCTGCCGCGTTCACGTCGGCGAAGCATCGCTAGTGCATGGCCAGGAATGGTCGTTGAATTTGTCGATCTGGTCGGGCGTGCCGATTCCGCTCGCGAGCAGGTCTGGCAATCCTGGGAACAGTCGAACATTGCCGCGTCTGCGGAGGATATTTCACGGATGGACGCAGCGCACGATTGGCTGCGAGTCATTCTCGCCCCGTATCCAGAGGAAAGGCTATGCCTGATGCAGTGGGCAACGGCTGTCGCCTATCAACGGTCTTTGCGCCGGCTGCTATTGGAACGCCGATGGTCGCGGTCAACCTTCTACCGCTACGCCACCGCCGGCGCCCACATCATCGCGCTCGAACTCAATCGGCAAAGTCAGCCCGTGACTTGACAATTATAAAACGTATGGTACCAGATTTGCCCGATTTCCCGACATGGTGGAGAAGACCGACACGGCCTCTGGCGAGGCCGCTGGTGCGGTTCGCGGCCTGCCCTATCCCACCCCTACCCCGTCCCCGTTTTAGCGAATGTACCTGCCTCCTAGCGGGCGCAAAGGGCATGCTATCCGATGACCAAGCTGCGGATCCTCGGGCCCCTGGTGAGCACCATCGATAGCAGCACTACCAGGCTGCCACCCAAGCATGCCGACCCGCACTACCTGACGCCTGAGCACCGAGCCTGGCGGGCCCAGGTACTGGCCCGTGCCAATGGTCGGTGCGAGGCCCTCGACAACGGGCACAGGTGCAGCAAGGCACAGCCCGAGCACCGCATGTTCGCCGACCACATAGTCGAGCTTCGTGAAGGTGGTTCATTGCTCGACCTCAACAATGGGCAATGCCTTTGCTTCGCGCATCACGAGCGCAAGAGCGCGGCCGCTCGAGCTCGACGGCTGAAGTCGTGACCTCCAGGGGGGGGTGGTCAAAAATAAAAATCCCGCCGAGGTATAAC